GAACATGCTTGGCAGTATCACAAATCCTACATCTATTCATCTATCACCCACCACCAGCAGGCGGTGGGTGATAGATGAATAGATGTAGGATTTGTGATACTGCCAAGCATGTTCTTGGGACGTGTCCACATAGGGCGGAACCTGAAAGCTCCGATAGTTTGTAATATTCTGGTATTAGAATAAGTCAGAATCTTTGGAGCAATTATGTCAATCGGTAAAACATCACAAAAACGTCCTTGGAGCGATAGCCTTCGTGAGACGTTTGATAAAGGACAGCGCGCCATAACTCAGCATGACCCAGCCTTTGCATCCTATATGGAAAATCTAAGGAAGGTCGATAATGAGAATCGCAAAAGCGCGCTTCAATTAAAACCACTTCTAAAAGAAGCCAGCTCATTATATGATGCTATGGATTATGTAGGCTGTTCTGAAAAGATTTACAGTTTCTATTTTCTTCTAGAAGAGATTCATCAGAAGTTCGTTACGCTCGCCCAGGTGATAACCGGCGACGGTAATAAGCTTATGACGGAACATTTGACTCCAGAAACGATTCAAAATCTACTGAAGTTCCGCGAGCACTCCAGAGCAAAAAATAAGAATAAGTATGCCGGTGTTGATGACTGGCGCACTAAGGTAGCATTGCTTGGATGGTTCAACGAAAAAGTTAAAATGCGTCAGAGAGCTATTAAGACTCTTGAGAAGCAGATGCCTCAGTTGAAACAACTTAAGGTTCGCACCAAGACCGAACTGGCAAGCGCCATCTCATTACTACCTGTTATACTAAAGCAATTTGATTTACTTTCAAAGTATAGAGCTAAGGGAGACGTCGATCAGTACAACAAAACTGTAATGGTTTTGAACGGTATCGTACAAGCTCCAAATGCTCAGTTCACTAAGTTTTTTGATCAGTTCATCGAACCATACGTTGCGTACCTTGAGTCTCTAGAAAAAGAAACCAAGCCAATCGACGAGCCTAAAGATAAAGATAAAGATAAAGATAAAGATAAAGATAAAGACGAAGAAGTTGGTTTACCAGGACTTCCAGGTTTACCTAGTCCTGGCGAGGCTCGTATTTCGGATCTGTCTCAATCAGTACCAAGTGAAGGCATCTCTCATCCAACTGTAATGGGACCTCCAGGAGCGAGCCCGGTTGTATTTCCAACATCTCAAATCTCAGCTCCTCCAGGACCACCATCAAGTGGAACATTCATGAATCCCCATGTGTTTGAGAACAAGCCAAAGCCAGGTAACACTCCGCCTTCCGCAGCGCCTATTGCGGCAACGAAACCGCTTCCAGGGCCAACAAGCCCCACAGGTATTCGTAAAGAAGATCGTAAGCCACAGCCAGGCGGACCAAAAAGCAGCATTGATGGCAAGCCTCTTCCTATCAAGCCACCAGGACGAGCATGGGATCAGTTTGCAGGAACGCACGAAGAGTTCATAACGAAGCTTGCTGATGAGCCAGACCTTGCAGCATTAGCGAATGACATACTTGCTTACTCTGAATCGTTGGAAGATTCTGACCCAGTAGCAAGTTTGAAGTTGCTTGCTATCGCCGAAGGTCTCATCGAAAACTGAAACTGAAATTGAGATGATATATGAACATGACCCAATTCAGAAAGCTTTCTTACGCTATCTATGTCGCTGACGAGAATGATCTCGTCAAGTTGGCTGGACCAATTTCTGGTCTGAAGCGATTATTAAGGCGCATGCTGAATCGGATGTTCTCTAAAGATTCTAAGGAATTCAAAGAGAACAACTCGGAACTAAAAGACGCGCTCCAAAACTTGTACAGTTCATTCAAGGACTTGGAGAACTCGATTGATGATCACGATTTACAGACGTACAAACACAAACTTAACGAAGTTAAGGAACGTATGTCTCGATTCAATGATGTATTATCGAAAGCCCGGAGCGACGTTGCAAGAGTAGAAAACGAAGCCAAGGATGAAATCAAAACCAAGCTCACCGACACGACCACGCCCAACGAGAACCCCTCGGGCACCATTCAAGAGAACGCAGAGTCCGCTTCAGAAGCGACGTCCGCGGATAATTCTGAAGAAGTATCACCGCATGTTGGAAAATTAATTTCCGATTTGCTTCCACAGCCGGAGCCACAAGCTGATTCTGAGCCAATGACACCTGCTCCTGAAGCAGAAGTCACACCTGTGCCTGCTGCGGAGCCAGTTGCTCCTGCTACCGCAGCTGAGTGGGCATCTACACAACAAGCGCCATTCCCAGCAATGGCGCTGATGAATACTTACGTTTTAGAAGTAAAGCCTTCTAATGAAGATAAGATCAAGAGAATTGTAATGGGCCCTGGAGACCCGCCTAACAAAAATCAAGCGGAAATGATGTTCTGGCCAGATTTCGAATCAGCTTTAAAACAAGGAACTGTTGAGCAGTGGGAAGCTTCTATTAACAAGAAGAAGCTTACAGGGTATCGTGGATTTATTAAGTTCGCTATGAGAACTGCTTATATGAAGCGTTCTTTCGTTGGTAAAGCGCGTATCAAGTTCGATACCGTTGCACACAAGATCATCGTCGACAATGTTGAAGAAGGTACCGTGCCGATTAACGCTTCTTATTTCGAGAGTCGCGAAATACGCAAATTTGCTCGCAACTTGGGACCAAACTTCTGGCCCAAGTTCAACTCGATGGCAACTCGTCTTGGAGTGCAGCCAGAAGTATTGTTGCCAGTAATGTACATCGAGTCTGCCGGATTTAACCCACAAGCAAAGAACCCACACGGCGGAGCCGTAGGCCTTGTTCAGTTCATGCCACAGACGTTGAAGGGCATGGGACTTGAAGGTCACGAGAAAGTTATTGAGAATCAATCAGGAGAGGAACAACTAGGATTGATTGAGAAGTTCATCAAAGGAACGATGGGATTCAATGGTGGCGTTCCATACAAAGACGCTGCTACGTATTACATTTCTAATTTTTGGCCAGACTCTTTGCGCTATCGTAAATACTACGAACAGAACAAAGGTAAACCAGGTTGGTGGCCAGAGGGAAGTTTCCATGATGCACAAGCTGGAGACCCTGAAGCAGTAATCGTAGAAGCAAATCCGCAATATCGTAAGAGCCCTAATTTTTCACCCGCGACCGAGGCAGGCGCATACAAGTCTAATCCGGCGTTGGACAAAAATAAAGATGGCCGTATAACGCTTGGAGACTTGCAAGTGTTGATCGAGCAAACTAAAAAGTCTGCCGGTTACAGAGCCCTAGAGGCCGAAATGCGTAATGGTGGTGGTTACCAATCAGGCTCTGCGGGTATCAACCCTGTTCCAGATGAAAAAGATAACGGAGTCATTCGCTATCTGCTTCAGAATCTTGATATGGAAGGCGTTCCTGCTAATAACAATTTTTTTAGTTCCATTATGCAGGCAATTCCATCAGCAGCCGCATTGAAAACTGACATGATTGAGGTGTTTGGCAAGGACAAGCACGTCAATGGTGAATTTATACGCGTTGCATCGTTAGTTTTGGCTCGTGATTACGGAGTTCTACCAGATATATTTGCTTCCGGCTCTCGTTTTCAAATTACGTACGCAAGCAATCGAATCAATCAAGAAGAAATGCGCTTGCTGTGCTCAGAAATTGCTGAAGAACTGCGCGCAGTCGTACCACAAGATACAAAATTTAGATTTTACGTTCACAAAAATGCAAATTCTAGCCTACCACCACTCTCTCTAGAGCGTGCGCAGAACCTTGCGCGTGTTTTTAGAATTACTTTTGCCGGTTAAGAGAGAAACACATGCCTTCTTATATCGAAACGGTAGTCAGTGAGCTGAAAGACAAAATTGTTCAGGTTTATTTCGGAGATACTCACGAACAAATTCACTATACAGACAGCACCAGTACCATTCCATCAGTTATGATTGGGAAAATAATCGGTGGAAGTGATGGCTGTTTGATTTTGAGTTGTACGTACCTTGATGAAGAACAAAATGTACGTTTCGGTAACGTACAATACATAAATAGCTTCAATATCAAATCAATAACTGAGGTTGATGGCCGTGGAACCATTAAAGACGCCCTTATAAGTGCGCATGCAGTCAAATTTTTGGAATATACTAAATGAGTACACCTTCTTTTGTAAGAACTGCAAAGCGAATAGATCTATCTCAGATAGAATCTATGTCGTACTCTTCTGTGCTGCGTGATCTGCGGCAAACTGACAACGAAGAAGCAGTATATGATTTTCTTAGTGTGTACAAAGCAGTCTTTGACAAATTAATAACATCAGGAAAGAAAGACAGCGCTGACAAGGCGCTAGATTTCACGTTGAAATTTCTCGTCGAGAAGCATGGTGCCAAAATTCCTGGCAAAATGAACAAGACACAAGGACCAATCACGATAAATCGTTTTGCGAAGGTCGAGGACGACCTTTATCGCGGCGGAGCCCCATCACCGAACGATATTAAGAAGCTACAAGATCTTGGTATCAAAAGAATTGTTAGTCTTGACCTGCCAACAGCTACTCAGATAGGTAACGCTTGTAAGCAAGCTAAAATAGAGCACATAGTTCTTCCAATTCAGGCTAGCAACTACAAAACGATAGAAAAGTTGCCTAAAATAGACTGGGCCACGCTATTATTTGATGGTGGACCATGTTTTGTTCATTGTCTTCATGGAAAAGATCGAACCGGATTGGCTATAGCGCTTTTGCGATGTCAGCAGGGCGTTCCTTGTAAAAAAGCCATTGCTGAAGCCGATACATTCGGATTCTGCGCCGGGTTACCAACAGCTGTTCGAGATTTTTACTGTAAACTACTTGCAGATACATGCCAACACCCTGGCGATCACGCTAAGGCGGACGATAACGCCGCATTCGATCTTCCGTTACCTGATTTCGTTGCAGATTATAAATTCAATCCAGATTATTACAATCCTATGGAAACAGATTTGAGTATTCATACTCAAGAGACTGAATTACCTATGGGTAAACGTACAATCGAGACAGAAGATCTTGAAGACAAGATTATGGACAAAGAAAGTCCAGAATATAAAATTAAGCACAAAGAAAACGCGCCTCAAGTTGGACTGATGGATAATTCAACGACCAACAATTTGCCACTCGGCCCTATCAATGTAGGCACGCAATACGGTACCGGATATATTGCCATGGCTAGTAAGAACATGTTTAAACGCTCTTACCATATACAAATGACATACGACATCTCTGATACAGAGATTATGTATGCTGAAGAGGCTATTCAGGCCTTTACTTATTTGTTAAAAGGAATTGAGAGATTCAATTCTCATTTAGATAAATTGGCCGTGCCGTTTAAGACGAATCAAGAAGTTCCGGCCGAACAAGTTTGGGATGCTCGTAGCACTTTTCGTGATTATCGCGACAATGCGCAAAACTATTTGGACATTATTAAAAAGTTAGCGTTCGCTTGTGTAAAGATAATGAACAATTTCATGTCTGATACTCAGGTAGAAAAAATAATGAAATCATTTAACATGAGCATAGATGATGTTACGAAGCAGTTCGGCCGGTTTAAAAGGCTTTTCAAGAACCTACAGGCCGAAGATTTTATAGCTAATTGTGTAAAAGCAATAGACGCCATCAAGAAAGAAGTGGCGCAACTTAATCAGATTATTGAAGAGAGAATCCAAAAGTATATCGAAACCGATATATTAGCTAAGAGCTGGATGGATAATGCTGGTGATCTGGACCTTGAGCTTGAAGATAAGGTCCCATTTGACCAAGAGCTGCTTGAAGCACAAAAAGACAAAGTATAAGTGAAAATATAGAATAATCAAACTATTTTCGTTATTATAGTGGAATAATAGGTTATCTAAATTGTAGTACTAGCGGAGCCATATATGTTTATCAAACGCGGAGATGTACAAATATTGAGAGTAGTAGAGATTGATGAAAGCGATCTCGAAGGCCTCTCACCGATTGAAGCCGCGAAGCTTGGCCGCAACGGACAAGATCTGAATGCCATCGCTAAGCAAAAATTAGATAGCGCTAAGCGCGCCATTGCTGAGCAGCCTGTAGTTAAAGTTGTTCCTGATACGGAGAAGTAATGCTTTACAAATACGGCGAAGCAATTGAATTATCGGAATCGGCGACACACACGTCTCTATCCGTATTATCTGACCCGGAAGTCAAAGACCGCTTTCAAAAGCTGGCTACTGGGCTGAAGCGCATCGCTCCTAAGGCAGACGATTTTCTTTATTTTTCAGCTGTAATGATGCATGCCGCAGAGGCATCGACCGTGAATTCAGATGGTTCACCTAAGCTTCTTGCTAATGGCGAGCGTGTCTCGGCCCATTGGGTAAAGAAGGGCGAGTCTGTTCGTTGGCAATGCAACGATGCATCGATTCCACCATACCGTAATTCGAATGGCGATATTTTTCCAGAGGAAGAGCTGGTTAAGGCCTACAAGAAATGGATTGGTAAACCGTTGTGCATAGATCACAAGTCTGCCTCGGTAGACTTTGTTCGTGGCGTAATTATCGATACATATTACGATCGCGTTGGCAAGCGTGTTATTGCGCTTTGTGCATTGGACAGAATCACTTTCCCAGATTTGGCCCGTAAGGTTGCTACTGGTGTTTCTACATGTGTATCGATGGGTACGGCAGTAGGTCGAGCAATATGCTCTGACTGCGGAACGGTAGCCCGCACCGAACATGACTTCTGCAATCATATGCGTACGAAGTCTTGCTACGGAGAAATTAATATGGATCTTCAACCAATCGAACTTTCGATTGTTGTTAATGGAGCCGATCCACAAGCCAAGATCCGCCATATTCTTGCTTCTGCAAATTATCTAAATCAGCGCGCAGAAGAAGCGGAAATTGAACTCAAATCTTTGAAGGACACTGATGTAACGGCCAAAAACCAGATCGTCAGCCAGATCAAGGAAGGGTTAGATGCTCTCATTCGAGAGTTCGAAGGTTCGGGTAAATCTACGGAAGTGACCGATACGAGTGGCGAAGAAGACCTTAATAAGGCAGCTTCGGCGGAATCAACTGTTGAAAATACAGAAAATCTTTCAGAAGAAGTAAAAATTACGGATAATTTGGAATCTGTTACAGCTTCATCTGATGATAATGATGTGTTGAGGCAGCAATTTAACTCTTTGAAAGAGACTATTCAACAGAAACTTTCAAAGATTGAAGAAAACTTTGACAAGCTTATCAAGCTAAATATGGAATCAAGGGACATGAATATGGAAAAAAAGTCGTATCACCAGGGAACAGAGGAACCAAAGCCAGGTACAACTCAGTACCCAGCAGAGTCCGGCAACGAAAAAGCCCGCATGGAGCACAGCTACATGAAGGACGTTGAGAACATGGGTTCTGTCGATGGTATGAAACCAGGCGATTTGGAAAAGAAGAAGCTGCTTCTGCGCGCCGAGCGCCGTGAAGCTGCACTTATCAAAGCGAAGGCGACCCTTTCTAAGGGTGCATGGTTTCAAGGAACCGAAGAGCCAACGGCCAATGGTAAGCCACAATATTCAGTCGATCCGCTGAATGAGAAGGTTCGCTCCGAGCATAAGCACATGCTTGGTCAGCCACCATTTCCAGGCGTCGGTAAAGTCGATGGACTTCACCCATCTCCTTCTTCTGTTTCGCAGAAGGATGAATTGAAGCGTAAGGAAATGCTTAGCCGCGCAAGCTTCTCTGCCAAGTTCGTAAAGGCAGCAACACCAGATGGTGAGCTTGATCGTGCAGCTTCTGCATGGCAAATTTTTGTTAATGACAAGCTTGTCATTAATGCTTCTGTAAAGGCTCTTACTGGAAACCGTGTCGATGCGCTTTACGATGTAATCGCAACCAAGACATACGGCACCAAGATGCTTGAGAAGGTAAAGGAAATCGGTATCGAGAAGGCAGCTTCTCTTTACACGAAGGCCGATGGCGAAATGGCAGCTCCTCCAGCAGCAGCTCCTCCAGCAGCAGCTCCAGAAATGCCAGCACCAGGCGGAATGCCAGGCGCAGAGTCTATGGACGAAGCAAATCAGGGCGGCGACGGTAGCCCAGCAGACCAGATTCTTGGTCTCGCAACCGACGCAAAGAATCTTGCAAGCGACCTTCAAGAGGTTGGCGAGTTGCTTAAGGACGAAGTCCCAGGCGACGCAGGAGCAGCACCAGAACTTGCACCAGCAACGGCATCTCTTCAGAAGATGCGTTTTGAACTAAGTTCCGCAATTCTATACGGCGTTACGAAAGTAGCAAGCGAGCTTGCAGAGCACACAGATGAACTCGACCTAGTCGGTGGGCTTTATCAGGATAACAGCGTCAACGATGCAAATCGTGCCTATGTAGAATCTTTGGCAACAGACGCTATCGCTGATACCAAAGCATCCATTGCCGAGGGTCGCGAGCTTCTTGGTTCATTCGTAAATTATGCACGCGGAACGGAAGCAGTTCTCAAGAGTGCATCACAGGAGACCGAGATGACCAACGTTGCAAATGAAGGTCTTGATGAAAAGATCGACAGCCTTCTTAGCCAGATGGATGAACAAGAGGCGATGGACCCAGAGATGGGCGACGCTCTCGATGCAGACACTTTACCTCCAGCAGGCGCACCAGTGAAGCCAGCTCCAGGTCCAGGTCTCGCAGGCCAAGTTGCTCCAGGAGCAACAAAGGCAGATCCAGCAGCAGGACTTGCCGGACTTGAAACACCTACGCCAGGTCCAGTGATGAACGGCGAAGACGATGCGCTACTTAGCCTAGATGCATCTGACGCAAACAGCGCAGCCACTCTTACTCTTAAGCCAGAAGATGTAGCGAAGCTTCCACCAGGGACTGAGGTAAAAATGGCTGAATTTGATCTGTCGACTCGTGAGGGTCGTACTGCATATCGTATGAAGCTTGCCGCAGATTCCGGCAAGTTTAACCCAATCCTTAATGACGCACACAAGCATCTTGTTCACAAGTCTGATGCTGGTGATCTCGGCGAAGTTGAAACTATTCAAGAGAAGCACAAGGCGATGCTTGATGTAGCAACTGCACCACCTAAGGTCCGCAAGGAAGCTCAGGAATTGGTTGACCTCGTCAAGGCAGGCAAGCTTGCTAACGAAGATGTCGACGCCCTTGTTGCACACGGACTCGACCCAGCTGTTGCGAAGTTCTACCATGAACTTTGGAATGACGCAGAGGGCGGATCAGAATACGCAAATGAACTCGTCAAGGAGCACGCGAAGGCGAAGCTTGAAGAGGAAATGGGCGCATACAAGGTAAAGGTTGCTCGCGCATTCGGTCTTGCATATGAAATGGTTGATCGTGGACTTTGCAGCCGCGACGCCTCCGTACTTTCTTCACAGGTCGATGAGATCATGAAGTACAACGACGACGCATTTGATAGCCTCAAGCGCGTAGTAGCTCGCCACGCACCGCTCTCCATTAAGAAGGAAGCATCTCGCGTACCACAAGTTGGTCTTCTCGGAAACGACGAGCCAACGGCATCTGCGGAACCAGATGACTTGTTCTCAAGTCTAAACCGCGCATTTGCAAACCGCCGCTACTAATAGGAGACAATATGAAAAAGTCTAATTTCGAAGAGGCGCTAGCATCTGATATGGACGCCATCATGAACGACAAGAACTTCGAGGCCATTTTTAAGAAGGCTTCTGTTCTTACCAAGGAAGCATCTGAAGAGATGTGTGCCGATGATTGCAAGATGGATCACGACCATAAAAAAGAAGATAAACCAGAGTCCGATACTGCGAAAGCAGACGACGGAACATTAACCCTAGAAGCGGCAGTGAGCCAAGCTCTAAACAACCTCCGAAAAGTGTCTGAAGTGTTGGATGAGGTTGGGCTAGAAAAAACCGCAGCACTTAGCTTAAACCTAGTTAACTACATTATTGTCGAAGCCAAGAAAAAGGACGAAGCAAAAAAGTCCGATAAGAAAAAGGCTGACGACAAAAAGAAGGACGACAAGTCCGATAAGAACGACGCGAAGCCTAAGAAAGGTGTTAATCCTTTCGCCAAAAAAGACGACAAAAAAGACGACAAGAAAGACAAAAAGGACGATAAGAAGTCCGATAAGTCTGACTCGAAAAAGAAGTAACTCACGCGTTTGAAAATTTGAAAAGGGAGATGCTCTCAACGGCGTCTCCTTTTTCTATTACTAGCCTTCGCATAGGTTGGTATAGAGTAATGAGGAGTTTACATGATTTATGATAAGAAGTTTTCTGGTAACGATATCGCTGAAGAGATGGAGAAAGGGTTGATAAAATCCGCCTCTCATGAAGAAGCTCAGCTTGAAAACCAAGCTTATGTTCTTCGGTCCTTAGATGCCATAGCAGCTCTTGCAGAGGCCTTTGAAGATAAGGGTCAAGTTCGCGAAGCAACCCTTTTAACTGAATTGCTCGAAGCCTACGCTGAGGGCGACTCTGAAAAGCTAAAACAAAATCTATTGCAGACATCAGCTTTGTTGTCTCCAACAGATGAACCGTCGGAGACGGAGGATGATCTAGTTATTCATCCAGAAGACGCCTCTAAGGTTCAAGAAATGATGACGTTTGACGACGAAGCGTAATCTTCGATATATGAGATTAAGATGCTTAGAATTATACAGACGGGCAATTCAATCCCATTTAGCTTCATTGTCGACCCTTCGTCTGAGTTCGAACCGGGACAATGTGCACAGCTAACTACCTCTGGTAACCAGATTGTATGTGGAGTTAGTGACGGATTAATTCCAATCGGTATCATAGATGATTTCAAAACCAGAGCTTTTACAGCTTCGGCTTGGAATGAAACACGTATTGTACCGGCTGATGGTATACTTAACTCAGCGAACAAATATGTATCGACCGCTGATATTAGGGCGGATTTGGATAATCCAAACGTAATACCAGGATCATTTACTTCGACAGTAACAGTTACGTTGAACACACGTAATGGTGTAATAACGTTCCCAGCCGGTACGGAACTTAATTATGACAGTACAAGCTCCGGAACGCCAGACTCTATAAGAACTTTCGTATCTTATAGATATCAAATACCAAATGTTATCGGCGACGACTCGACAGCCGGTTCTGGTCGTGTAACAATATGGTTTCAGCGGTTCATTGCCGAGACCGATATCTATGAAACGAATCAAACTTACCCGCTTAATTGTAACCTTTTCGTAAGCGAAGTTGGCCTTTTAACATCTCGTCAGCCCACCGATAAGCATCCGGCAGTGGCTATTTGTATTGCGCCTCCTAGCCCTACTTTCGGCACGTTGCAATTTTTGTGGCTTTAGAGATATTAATGCGGCAATAAATGTTAGAAGGCTCGGGACGAGCCTTGCGATATCCGGCGAAATAAATTCGCCGGATACTTTCAGAAGCCTCGCCCTTTAGGGCGAGGTAGTTCACAGAAGAATGGAACCCTGGAATATAAAACACGAGCCAAGTAGTGTATTATACTATATTTAGGGTATACCTTTAGGTTTTGCCCATTGGAGCTAGCGCATGACGTCTAAAAATAAATTTGAACACAGTGAGACGATGAGCAATCTCGTCAAGGATGCTTTCCAAAAAGGAATTTTCAAGGAAGCTTCACACATAACTAAGGTTATGAAAAGCGCAGCTGAAGCCAAGCCAGAAGTCAACCTTGAGCCATCTGACAACGTTCAAGAAAACCTTTTCAAGCTTTGCGCCGGGCTACGTTCCAAAGGCTTTGCTGCTTATGCGGAGAAGGTTGAAGATCGCATCGTTCAACTTAAGCAGGCCGAAGTACATCTGTACAACGTACACGATGAAACCGGAGAAGATCTTCTAGAGTTCGCTCACCCTGAAGGAAGCCCTGAGGTCGCAGAATCTCAAGGGGGCCACGGTGTAGTTGAAGATCTTATTGCAGAGCACAAGAAGTCTGTAGAGGTAGCAACTAAGAGTGCGGCTATTAAGAACGATGTTATCAACCAAGTAAAGCTTGCTTTGATTGGGTCTGGTACAAGTTTTTTAGTAAGTGAAGCGGCGCCATCCGCAGAAGCGGGTACCGCATACGCAAGCATCATCGACAGTATTAAAGATCGTTTCAGCCAGCTGATTCAAGTATTCAGTAAAAAAGGTATCGCTGAAGAGGCTGGTGTTCAGAGTTTGACAAGACAGATAACCGATACATTTATGCCTTCTCTGGATATCATCAAAAGAGAAGCGCTTCAAAGCAAAACGGAAACGATTCCAAAGTTCCTTAATGCATTGCGTAAATTCCAAGAGTACTTCAAGACCTCAAAGCAGAGCGGTACATTTGATAGTCAGGTTTTCAAAGATGATGATACTTCACTCGTAGCAATCGGAATGCTTCAAGGAATTTATAAGGACCTAGAGAGCATTTCTTGGAGCATCGAGAAAGGTCAGAACTGGATTCCACCAGTTGATGACAAGGACAAGGTATCGTTCAAGAACCCTGGTAAGTGGCAAGAGAATCAGAAGATTGTTGATCCAAAAAAGGAAGAGAAGCCTGTATCTGGAAATACAGTTTTGGATGGAACGGTTCAAGAATTTAAGAACGTTGTTGCGACCAGCATGAATAAGTTCAAGACTCTTCTTGATCAAGAAGACAAAATCTATGAGCCTATTCCAGATAACGATACGGCAAAAATAAACATTTTTGATATGGCATTTGATCGTGCTGAATCGGCTTTCAAAGGTTTTTCAGAACTGTATAAATCTCTAGAGAGTATTAAAGAAGTATCTATCTCTAAAGATCAGTTATCTGAAAAGTGTAAAAACCTGAACATTTTCCGTGGCAAATCATCTTTCAATAGCACGACGGAATTAATTACATATGCAGACGCTGTGTACAATTCTGTGCTCAAGGCGCTTGGAAAATCTCAATGAAAAAATTAGATGAACGTGCTAAAGATACGGCAGCAGATCCTACAGCGGAGATTGCGCCAGGAGGCAAAGCTCAGACTGGGATATCGAATACGAATAAAGGTAAACCGACTGTGGGACCAGCTGTACCAAATAATGAAACCAACGGTACAGGTACGCGAGTTAAAGAGCATGTTGCTCCCGCCGATTTCGCAGCTGTTGCAGAAATGCAAAAGTCTATTCTTAATTTCGGACAAGTAGCAGCCGGTACCGATGCATTCAAAAGCAAGCCCACCGGCACCGGCACGCAACAATCTAATACTGCTGGTTATCTTGGCGGGCACGATGCAGTTAACAGTTTTATATTCGATCATTATACGAATGATGCCGGTTCGAAAGCTTATGTGAAGACTGATGGGTTGAGCACAAAGGAGCGACAGTCCTCTTTGAATCAAAACGAAATCAAGAGCATGCGTAATCTTGTAGAGACGCTTCAGATTATTGGTTCGCATAGAAATGGCGAATATAAAGCAGACGGTATATGGGGCCCGCGTACGAATAATGCTATTAAAGCAATTTCTGAATTTATGTCAATGATCGGATCGTTTGCATTAGATATGGGCGCAGGAGAAGAATCTCCTGGATTTATAAAAAAATTCATAGCTGATTTTCGTGCAAAAATTCCGCAAGATGACGATAAACTTTCAACGTTGCCAAACAAAGCAAAGTTGGCCCAGCAATTATCTGCTAATATTAAAGCTATGACAGAAATGGTTGCAAAGTTCAATCAACGCGTTATGGAAAATCCATCATGGGCTAGCTACATCAGTCAAGACAAACCATTGCTAGGATCTGTTCGTAAGCCTTTGAACGACGTAGAGAAGACTGTTATTACTAATAACGGCAAGATGCCGTTGTCACTTAATCTGGATGATGATGAAGCGCGCGGGCCTCTCGCTGGATACGCAAAGCTTACGCTTAACGACCTTCAAACAATTGATAGTTTTAATTCATTTTTAAAGGCTAACAACATCGCTAATAACACTCCGGAAGAGTTAGGTAGTGCGATAAAGTTTATTCGAGAAAGACTCACAGCTAGTCAAGGAGCCGCGTCATGAGTTTCGTGTATGACATAAAGAAACAATTGATGGATATTGGGCTGGAATTTGAAAACAAATTCCAGAAGAAGGCCCAGACAGCTCCGGCTACGACTGGCGTTCCAGCTACAAACGCTCCTGATTCTGCTGTTGCGAATCCGGCATCGGACGCGACTCCAGCCACACCCGTTGACGCCAAAACCAGAGATAACATGGCCTCGCGCGCAGCGGCTGTTGCGCTCAAGTTGCTAGACAATCTAGAAGCAGCATCGAAAGACGTCCTACCTAAGGATATCAAAGATCTAGATTCGCTTATTTTCTTTATTCGTAAGAATAAGAAGGGCGACAAGATCGCTTTCCGCGATAGCCCACAAGCATCTGAATGGATTGGCGCCGTACCGGAAGCAGAGAAAGCCTCTTACGCCGAGTACGTCACAAAGGACGGTCTCAAGTTTCAGGTTAGTAAACCGCGTTTAACACAGTTTCTTCAAACGTTACAGCAGCAAGCTGAGAGCGAGAAAAATCAAATAGCTAAGGTCATGCTAGGCAAACTAGTAGATGAAGCGAATAACGCACTCAAGCTCGGTATTGTAAAACCAAGTTTGCCAAGCCAGCCAGGTCAACCTGGACAGCAACCAGGTCAACCTGGACAGCAACCAGGACACGCTCCTGGTAACCCTGAAACAGACAAGCTTACATTCGATATTCTTCCAGATGTTCTACTGATTGATCAACCCGCCGCAGGAGAAGGTCGTCATCAGGTAACTGGAGAAGTTCTAAAGAGCATTGAATCTGTAGCTAAGTTCCTTAAGGAAAAGGGAATACAGTTCCGTAACGTCAAAGAAAACGATCAGCCGCAGGCATTCGACGTCGAATCTAACGAAGGCGTATGTAAGTTTGTTAGCTATCTTATGGATAGGGCTAAAACGCGAGTTATGGCTGACAACGTTCGAAAGATGTATATTCAATATTTAAGTCAGCTTCCTTGTAATATTGGCGGTACTGGTACTGGCAATAGTAACGAGCAGGGCAAACCAGGCCAGATGCTTGCGACAATCAAGAGCGCACTTGGTGGAATGAATCCGCTAGGCGACCCTCTAGATGTAATTATCATTAAACGATTCTTTATTGTTGTTCAAGAGACGATTAAGCAGAATCAAGAAAAATTTAAACAGATGCTATCAGCACAGATCGGCGCTCCTGTTGGAGACCCAATTCTGGAAGATAAAATGCAAATCATTCATGCGCTCACTGTAGATGGATTGAAGAACGTAGAAAGTGTATTACGTTTACTTGTTAAAACAAGTATTCATATTCATGATCTTCAAAGCAGCACCGGAACTAATTCGGTTGATGCATTCAAGGCAGCGGTACTGAAGCCTGGAAGTAATACGGCTCAGCACGTAGCTAACACGGCCAATGTACTCAATTACATCATCAACAGAGTTTACGCTCTCGAATTTGAATTGATTCAAAATAAATCTTTCATTTCTGATCAGCAGCAAATTTTCATGGGTTGGAAGGATCTTCTAACGAAGTTAGAGAAAAACGCAACCATAGTAGCCGCTACCGACAGGACTCGCTGAAAGGACATCATGGCACTAATCGACGCAAACTATCTAACCGATGCATCACTTATTGAAAAATATATGGGTACAACTGCGTCTGAAGAATCGCCACTCAACAAGGTAGCGGGCGTCACTGAGGTATTTCAGTCTGTTGCTTCTGGTCTATGGGCCGAGGCCGCTAAGATGTGGGATCCAGAGAACCCGATCAAAAGCATCATCAATTTCACTGCGACTGGGTTGGTTACGATTTTTACACCGTGGTGGCTTGGACTTATCTATTTCGTTGCAAGCGAGCTTCTTGGATTTAGTTTTGGCGATGTGTTTGAAAAAATAAAGAACTACATTGTTCAAACGCTACAAACAAAGAAAACAGTCTCGGGCAGCGATGTTGATAAGGGAGTCGATTCTATTCTTGGTGGCGTTGCCCAGGCATCCGACCACGTTACGGCCGAGCAAACTGAAAGATTGCTAAAGAAGATGAGCACTCTTCAAGAGATGTTTAGAGATCAGATGATTATACAATCTTCTATCAACAAAACATCCGGAGCAATTGATTTGCTTCTAAAGCCACTCAAACTTCTCATTTCTCCTTCAGTAGCTAAAACATTTCTTGGCAAAGTACTTAAGTTCATTTTCAAGACATTCTTGATTGGTGTAGCAAAGGCTAAGGCTGGAGCCCTCGGTCGAGGAGTTGTTGGTGGAACCGGTCCACACGGAGAAACATCTCCAGGTCTGTTTGGTGGACCTTCAGCTCCTAAGAGCAGCAAGATTACTCATAATCTAAAGCCAAACGGTGCATTCGGAACAGAACAAGAAAATGGTAACTGGGAAGAAGGGTTTGCTGTCTCCGATACAGCTAATCAAATTGCTAACTGGGCAGTGTCCCGCTATTCACAACTTGCAACTAAGAAAAACGATATGATGCAGACTCAATCGTTTAAAAATGTTGTGAAGGCCATTACAGATAACAACTCTAGAAATCATTATCCAAGTACCACTTATATTCCGCATAAGATTATGGGCGATACAGTTAACTCCAAAGCTGAATTGGTTGATTTGTTTGTCGGTGAAATTGCTCAAAAATTAGAGAAACCAGGACAGTAACGGGCAAAGCCGCACATTACTTTGCATTACATCAAGGATTAGAATATGACTCGAAGCAGAATTTTTGAAGAATATGCCAGAATCGCCGATGAACGCGGGCTAGTAACACCTCGCGTTAAGAACGCTAAAGACGATAACCCACGTGGGCCAGATCCAGATGTTGATATGTCTTATGGAAAGAAACGTACTACGCGCCAGACTTACAAGCCAGAAGTAATGTCTACTACGGAAATATTCTATGGGGTCCAGCCAAATGGTGAAGAGAAACACATCATGGAACAGGCTCACTCTGAGCCGGTTATCATTGCCCCATCTTATGACAAGATTAACGGTTTGGTTGAAAACAATATCGAACGTCAAAAGATTATTATCAATCAGGTTTTGCGTCCTAATGATGGTAATGTTAATCATCGTAAGCTGGCTGCTAAGGCGCATCAAGAATTGGTTTTCGAACTTGTTCGTATTGCTAACGACCTAGACATTCGTGGCGAAGATGAGTTGCGAGCATTGGCTGATAACTGTATTGAGAAGATGTCTAACGTGGATGTTCAGTTAAAGTCAGAGGCTGACTTCTGGGATAATGTAAAAAGTTTTTTTTCTGAAGATGCAGGCGACGTTGCCGTTGCTGGCGGTACAGGGGCCGCCGCCGGGGGCGTCGCCGGAGCCATCATCGGAGGAATCCTCGGAGCTGTAGCTACCGCACCTGTTGGAGAAGCTGCAGGACTCGGTCCCTTAGCTGGAGCTTTAGTTGGAGCTAAGGCCGGAGCATGGATCGGAGGCATTAGCGCTGGATTACTTTCAGCGGTAGCCGGAACATCGCCAAAAGCTAAAAGTGTATCAATCAATAGCGCCAGCACAATTCAAAGAATTGATAAGTTGTCGGAAGCTAAAACACACCCGGTGCTGATAAAACTTCGCGCAGAAGTTGAAAAATTGCATACGTTAGCAGATTCTTACGCAGGAGTTTCATCAGGCCAGACAACTTCAGTAAATGAAGAGCGAATAAAAAAAATTACATCTGATTATATTCATCAGATGGCGACAGTTAAGACCGAAATAGGAAACTACAAACGTCAAGCCGAAACAGGCGCCTTCGAAGATAAAAGCGAAGGTGATATGTGGTCAAAGATAAAGACACCTATTTATAATCTGATTAATAACAAAGTGACAGACGTCACTAAGGAATTAAACTCTCTTATTAGAACAATCGATGTGTCCAATGAAAGTATGAAAGAGGTTCATAAACACGCTGAGGATAGTAAAATCGAACAAGCGCAGGCAGACAAGTTAACCTCTGAAATAAATACTCCAGCCGCAGCTGCCAAGCCAACTGCCAAGCCAACTGCGCCATCTTCACCTGTTCAGCAATCAGCTCCACCTTCTGGCGTTGCTGCGCCACAAGCAGAAGAAAGTTTATTCGGACTTGATTAATTTTTTTGAAAACAGGTAATAACAATATATTATGGCAAGACTCTTTAGTAAGACAATGATGTAAGACCGGCCCAAGCGGCCAACAAACAGGATAATCACATGGCTCTTAAATTACTTCAACCAGGCACGCAGGCTCCTCTAGGACAGTTCGACGCGCTCGACGCAGACCTCAACAATTTCAAAGGTGGAGAAGTCGCTACGTTCGTAGCAACGACTTACGCAGGTACTGATAAGGCAGCGGCAGACGTCAGCGACGGATACACAGGCACGACTTCTAAGACGCGCCCAGCTGTAACGCTTACACTCGGAGCCGGTGCAGCAGGCCCATACTTCCTTACGGATGACGGTATTGCTAACTACGGTACGCTCTTCGGAAGCCTCGTAGGCGGATCCGTTGGACAGACTGTAACGGGCGGAACGGTCTTCGGACCTCACACCGCAGCCGGTTCCGGCAAGATTACTCTTTGGGGCGCACAGGGCCTCTACGGTGTAACTCTTGACGCATGCGACACCGCAACTCTTACTCCATCAGTTCCTATCGCAGTTGGCGCGGCACTTACCGCATCTACCGCAGGACTTCTTGGAACTGGCGGAACGGCAAACTCAGGCGCAACAATGGCCCGCTTCGTCGAATTCACAACCGACGGTTCTCTCGTAAAGACTCCAACCAACTTGGCGTCCGCAGTGAACTCCCCAGGTTCTGACGTTCCAGGCGCGCTCCCACGTGCATTCACGATGGCAGTGTTCTACTGGCTCGGCAAGTGAACTGACTAGCTAGCACTTAGTGCTAATTGAAAATGTAACCTCCAGTCGAAAGACTGGAGGTTTTTTCATGTCTTTCGTCCGGTACCCACAAATAATAATGTACATATATTAAAAATAATTACAAAATATAGTAATAGTATTTCATACCTGTTGAACATCATTGCTCTAATTAGTTGGAGACATGATGGGAGAGTAATCTCCAAGCTAGTCAAACTGGCAAGAATTCAACCAAAGGTATACCATGTCTATGTTCAACTCAAAAGGCGAAGTAAACGCCTCCTCGCTCAAGGAAGCCCTTGAGACGATTGCAAAGTACGCATCTGTTCTCGAAGAGAATGCTCCTTCGAACGCTGCGCTTGCAGGAAATGTTTCTGAGGACCGCCGTGATGACCTCATCTCGCGCGCAATCATGACCCAGGACGGAAAGATTGCTTTAGCTCAAGCGATGGCAAATCCAATTCGTCGAAACCTTGACTACCATGGAATTGCTCGTCGTGCGCTCGTCGTCGACCCACTTCCACAGGGAGCAATGCCAACGTATGACCGCGACATCGACGTCTCGGCCGTTGTTATTTCGTCTAACGGTTCCGGACCAGAGTCCCGTGTATTCGGTGACCGCGTAACGGTTCCAGAGTTCGAAATCTTTGCGAACCCAACGGTTCGTATCGCAGAAGTAAAGCGCCGCCGCTTTAACGTAATTGATCGTGCAGTACAGAAGGCACGCCAGGAAATCATGGCACAGGAAGACGCGAACGTGTTCGCGGCTCTTGATGCATCCTCTTCCGTTGAAAACACGGTTCAGGATATCAGCGACTCCGGTCTGCTTAAGCGCGACTTGCTCGAACTTAAGGCACAGGTCGATCGTTGGGACCTCGTCACCACGAAGTACTTCATGAACATCTGCGAGTTCACCGATATCCTCAAGTGGGGATCTGGTGGTGGACAGGGCGTAGGCGGTGGAGAAGTAGATCCAGTTACGCAGCGCGAAATCCTCCAGACGGGCCTCTATGCTCACATCTGGGGCGCAGACATCCTCGTCTCCAAGATCGTTCCACCAGGAACGGTTTACGCAGCAGCTGACCCAGAGTTCGTAGGCGTAATGCCAATCCGTCAGGATATCGAAGTTCTGCCAGCAGACGAGCCAAAGCAGCTGAAGCTTGGTTGGGTTGTCTCCGAGATCATCGGAATTGGTATCGTGAACGCACGCGGAGTTTCCGCAGGCAAGAAGAGCACCCTTACCGGCTGATAATTAATTAACATGGAACCTAGAGTTCCTGTTTAGAATGATGGGACTTGTTTAATTACAGGTCCCGTTTTCTTTTTTACGCACTGATATAGTAAGTATAAGCATGCACAGATGGCTGACGTTCCTGGCCTTTGCCGGGCTATTGATAATGGCCCTGGTTTCGTGTACTCCAAAAGCAAGAATTCCCCTCAACTCAGAGGGGATTATTACTCAGACAGTATATGTTGATGAAGCATTTACGTTTGATGAGTATATCGTCATTAAGTCTGCTGCTGATGAATGGAAGTATGTATCGAGAGGCGTGGTTCAATTCAATCTTATCTACCCGTATCATCCATCATCACATACTTTTGTAGGACTGATTGATCGAAACATTATGTTTAAAACGACTGCATCGAGCCCTTTTGTTATCAAGACGGATAAAGAAATAGAGACGGATAATAAAAAGAAAGGAATCTATGAGACACGTCTGACTTTTGGGTTTTGGCAGCTTACAGATGTAAAGACAAATAGATGGTTTATAGGTCTTGTTACAGATAGAATAGTAACTAGCTATAAACTAAGAATTGTCGCGATACACGAATTTGGGCACGCAATAAAATTACAACATACCGATAATGCTGTTGGTATAATGAATTCATCAGCATCGTTTGAATCGGGCTGTTTGAATAGATACGATGCTATGAATTTTGCTGAACTATATGGTTACAAAATAGATATGCTTAATTTCTGCTTGGAAAAGTAGCCGCTGCATAATATTGTATGTTCTAAATATCAACATGTGGCGGCGGTGAGATCAGATGAATAAATACTTTTTGAGAGCCTACGATGCACTAATTAAGGTGGCGAATTCACCTTCGCGTCGGGAAGCTATTCAGCTGCGAAGGAAGTATTTCGATTTAGTTCGTCAAGACCCATTTGTTAAGAATGCCTTTGATACCAGACGAGTAAATTCTGAAACAGATTTCATTCCTCGTCGTAACCTACAGAACTATCATCGTAGTGAAGCCTACATTGATAAAGAATCTTCAGAAAAACTAAAAACGTTCTTCAAACTGAAGATTGCTGTTGATGGTATTAAAGAAGATTTCATGGGTGACCCTGATTGGCACGACAGTTACTGCCGAATTTTGTCGTCTGCACTTGATCGCACTCTTCGCGTTGAACAAAAAGATATGGATTTCTTTAAACCGCAGCTTGCATATCTTGAAGAGCTTATGTATTTGCGATATCGCCTTCGCCCAGAAGATGTTCAACGTCTTTCTGAAAAGGAATTGAGGACTTTAGTCATCGATCGAGATGAAAAGCTGCTTCATAAAACTATTTACAGCAATTATAATCTTGGTGGGATTGCTAAAAACAGCCTTCCAACCCATTCTATTGTTAAGGGCCCTGACAGCATGATTGATAAGCTGTTTGGCGATGTAAAAGCAAATCAAGAAAATAAAGAAGTAGAAAGATCCGTTACAATTACGATTAAGGATAAGATAGCAGATAATAAAAAAGAAGAGGTTTAAGTGACAAACCAATTTGCTCCGTTTAGAAAGTATAATCAGGGTTTTGTGGTTCGAAACATAGCTTCTCCAAATAAGATGGTGCGGATATTCCAGTTTCCCATAGGGCCAGGGCAGGACCGCGATCTTTTAGATATACCAGGTGTCGGAGAAGCCGATTTACGAGCCTCCTTACTAAAAGGAGAATTGCTTCGTAAATTACGAGCTAATGAGATAACTATTACATTTAGTGATATCGATTTGCTGCAATTCAACGATAATCAAAAACAATTTCTTATGGATTCCGGTGTTGTTAACGGTTTAGAGGCAGCAGGAAGTGGCGGAGGTATAAGTTCCGGACAACACCAATCTCTACGTCAACTTATTCATTTTATTGATAACGGCCCGGCAAATGGGTTTACAAGCGGAGCTTATCGCGAATTGTTACCAGCAAGCGATCCATTTCCAGCATCTGTAACGTGGTGGACTTCATCAGCTAAAACAAATAAAATTGTAGAAACCCTTTACACATATAATGGAAATAATATTGTAACGGCAGAGCATTGGAAAATATATGCTACTGATGGCACGACCGTTTCGGCACAAATAATAGATACAATTACGTCAAACGGTGCTTTAGAATTATCACGCACTAGAACAATTCTCTGAGGCTAAATGTCAATTCAACCTATTGCTATACTTTATGATAAGTTTGGCAATCCTCTTGGGGTTGTTGATGATGGCGGTGTATACCGACTTCAGGCTCAGGTTACCGGAAGCGGCACGGCCGGTACCCCTGCCACTGGCGTCATTACGGTTCAAGGTATTATTGGGGGCGAGCCGTTACCAATTACTGGTAACATCACCGCTTCTAGTTCTAGCACGTCTGCAACCGGAGCGATTGTTCCGAGTGACGCCACAATGGTTGGCGGGTCCGATGGAACAAATCTTATATCGTTACGTGTAACGTCTAACGGAACTTTACGAATAGATCCGATAGGCACCACGACTCAACCGATTAGCGTCGCATCGTTGCCGCTACCATCTGGAGCCGCAACTGAACTGACACTCGCGACGTTATTAACTTCGTCTGCATTTACTGATAGGATCAATACGCTTGGTCAAAAAGTCATGGCTGCCAGCACTCCGGTAGTTATTGCTTCTGATCAGAGTTCGCTGTCGGTTACAGGAACGTTCTGGCAAGCCACCCAGCCGGTCTCAGGAACGGTTACGGCCGATGCCGGGTCCGGAACCTTCGCCATCTCCGCCGCAGCGTTACCGCTTCCCTCAGGAGCAGCAACCGAAACTACGTTATCTACTCGGTTGGCAGACGCTACCTTCACAGGACGCATAAATACTTTAGGTCAAAAAACAATGGCGAACAGCACGCCAGTTGTTCTTGCCTCTAATCAAGGAGCTATTCCAGTCAATGTTCTTTCCGGAGGAGGAGCTGTCAATAAAGTTGCCTACGATATAGGCGATACCGTTATATATATTGGTACGGCAGAATTAGGTTCAGCTACCAGTGCAGCGGTTTGGGAAATAAAAAGAATAACACTAGTGGCTGGTGAGCCCACATTTACAGAATGGTCTTCTACTACTGCAATTTGGGATAATCGTGCAAGTGAAACATACAACTAGTAATAAATTAACATATATTTATGTCGTATATTTATTACATTTACTTGATAACAAATAAAATAAATAACAAAATGTATGTAGGACAAACTAAAAATCTAAAAAATCGGTGGTCGTCTTATTTATGTGAAATGAAAAGAAATAAGCTCCAATATCCAATATATAGGTCGTTCCGCAAATATGGTGTTGAAAATTTTATATATGAACCAATTCTTTGTACCAGATCACAAGAAGATGCTGACCAGTTAGAAAAGAATATGATTATACATTATAATAGTCGTAATTGTAAATTTGGATATAACGTGGCGGAGGGCGGAAATGTAAATAACTATTGGTTAGGAAAGGAAAGAAGTGAAGATACAAAATTAAAAATATCCCAAGCGAAGAAGGGAAATAAGTATCCCAATAGGCAGTCCCCTCCATCGTTTTCTGAAGAACATAGAGAAAACATTCGTGTGAAATCTACTGGTAGAACTCACAGTTTAGAAACAAAAAAATTTTTAGCAGAGAAAGCTCGTCAACAAACTGGTGCCAAAAATGGTAAGTATCGCGTTGATGTTTCTGATGAAAACATATTAGAACTTTTTAATAGTGGATTAAGTTGTAGGAAAATAGCAAAAAAAGTCGGAATGAAAAGTCACAAGGGCATAACATATCGACTACATAAAATGGGCATTAATACATTTAGAAAAATTACGTAAGAACATGGCTTATTTCGTAGAATCAGCACAAACAAATGGGTCGGGCGCCGTAACGACCTTGGCTTGCAATTTGCCTCCGCATCAAACCAACGATATTCTTATATTGGTCGTTACTGTCGACTCTGGTACCGCTACTTTTGGCGGTTCTGCTTTTTCGGCTATTCCATCTGCGCCAGCTAACCCGATCACTTCAGGCACCATTACATATTTGCTTTACCGTCTCGCCACAAGCGCCGCCGAAACTCTTACAGTCACTACGGCTGACGCATACACTGTTGGAATTTATTGTTTTAGAGAAATTGATACAACAACACCATTTGATGGTGTTACGCCAAGCTTTGCTGCTATTGGCGCATCTTCACTTCCTTCGAATGCTTCGATAACTTCGGCAACTGCCGATGATATTGTTTTTTACGCAATTGCTTCCGATGGTACTACTCCACAGGTTCTAAGTGATCCTGGTGTAATGTTTATTGATAGTTTCGACTCCACCGGTACAACTGCAACAACCTCAAGCCATCAATCTGCTGCTTGGTATTTTCAAAGAACAGCAGGTGCCGTTCCGGTTGTCAACTGGTCAGCAAACGCTTCGGCGGCTTATGTTCGAATAACCGTAGCGATGAAAAACGCAACAAGCGGACGCATTCCGGCTTATATTGATGATAGTACGTCACCGGGAACAAGACTTACATGCGGGCATCATATTACTACTTTGAATAGCATTTCGTTTACGGCTGCTGGTGCCGGATCGCTCACCGGTAACGTAAATAGCAAAACCACGACCGTCACGACCGCGGTCGCCGGTGCTGACTTTGGAATCAACGTGTATGCAAACGCTATCACAAGTGCATCGGCGGCGACTGCCGCGACAGCGTTGGCGGGACCAGAGTTAGTATTGACCGGTGGTAGAGACCTTTCTGCCGGATTAGTAATGGGAACAATCGTCGCCGGTACTCCGAAGATGGGGGCTTTCGGACTCGGAACCGTTACTCAAGGTGGCTGCGTAATTCGTATGGGTTCAGCTGCGACGTTCTGGAACGCGTATCAAGTGGCTGCTCGTGATTCGCAGCCTGCACCCGCTCAACGTTCTGTATGGGCGATTCAAGCCGGATACTCCGGAAGTCAATACGGTAGTGCTGGTTCCGGAGGAAGCGCTAACGCAACAGCAATAACACATATACAATTTCTTCGTAATGCTCCATCATTCTCATCTCAAACATATAATTCTGAAATTCATCAAGTAAATACTCAAGTTATTGCTGGTGGCGATGCCACCACGCCCGTTGATATCGCGGGATTAATTGACATTGGAAAATCGTTTAGACTTCCGGTTATTCAAAAAGCGGGAGCGAACGGAGCCGTATCTTTCGCCCCGATCCAAATTGGAGGCGGAGATGCGGTCAATTTTCAAATTGATGCAGGCGCTCTTCAGTTTCCTCGTCGCTCAAGTACGACAGCTAAGGAATTAGCATTTCATGCTGCTGATAATTCTGTTGGAATTAGCTTTTCTGCAAAATCTGGTGACGTTGCCAAGTTCACAAACTCCGTTATTACATCTCCGACGCCGTATTTCTTTACCATCAATGCAGCCGCAACGAGCGCTGCCACGTGGGATTTTAGCGGACTTGTACTCGTAAACGCGACAACTACGCTTCGAAACGTCACTACATTCAATGGCTTATCGTTTACATCATGCCCATCAATCGATGCAACTGCTTGCGCTCTGGTGGATTGCAGCATCGGAAAAGTCCCGGCTACAAACGCATCATTCACCGTTAGCGCAACTACAACTGTTTCTGGCAGCACAATAAATGTTACGACCGTAACGGCTGGCAATTATTGGACGACCGTAACGACTCCAGTAATATTTTCTTCCTGCGCATTTACCGGCAGCGCCTCAGCCGGACACGCCATTCGAATCACTACAGCCGGGACGTACTCATTTTCTGGTAACACATTCACAAGCTTTGGCACAACGACCAGTGCGGCAATTTTCAATGATTCTGGCGGTCTCGTAACACTGAATATTACGAATGGCGGTGGAACTCCAACGATTCGAAACGGCACTGGAGCGTCTACGACGGTAAATAATGCGGTAACTTTAACCGTTACAGTCAAAAATGCAACCGGTACCGCAATCGCTAGTGCGCGCGTAGCAATTTACAAATCCAGCGATAATTCACAAATTATCAACGCATTAACCGATGCTTCTGGGATCGCGACTACGACGTACGCCTATACCACCGATGAAGCCGTGTATATCAGAGTTAGAAAAACATCCACCGGTACTACCAGGTACGTAAACAACGACTCATCCGGAACAATTACAGCTACCGGTTTCTCAGCTACCGTTACGCTCGCTACCGATAGCATTGCATTGGCGTAAAAAAAATACACAACTAACTATTAGTTTAGCATTATGTTAGAATATAATTCTAATAGAGATTTAGGGATTAAATAAATGAGTGATACAATTCTTGGCGGCGATTTCACCGTATACTACCTTGCTGAAACGCGCCAAAAACGCGTCGTTTGGACCGGTTCCGCTACCGGAACCCGTACCGTAAACCAACTGTACTCTGCTCTTGCCGATCTTTTGGATGAGCTTAATCAGATGGATGATGGTTCGGCCATTAGTGCGCAGACTCCAACCGAATATACTATCGGCGTCATCGATCCTTCCGATAAAGATCCTTGGTTCATCGATCGCTCAACTGTAGAACATCTTTACGGTGGTGCGCTCAAGACGAACGGCTGGCTTCGTGCTACGGGAACAAATACCGGAATCGTACGAATCACCTATACAACCGGCACAGATTTTATTGCAGGCGATATCGGTAAAACAGTTACTAATGCAACCAGTACTTCAACCGGAACACTATTAGATTATGCAAACGTATCTGGTGTCAAATATGCTTGGATTAGACCGGCATCATTTGCGGCAGGCAATGATTGGGCAGGAACTTCTGGAACAATCACTGTAACGAGCGGTTCGGCAGCATCAGTAACACAGGCAACGGCAGCCGTTTCTGGAGAAATGCTTTGGGCTAATATTTATAACACCGGAATCGCGACGCTTGTATCTAATACATCACAATACGTTTATCAAAACGCAATTAAACTAACCGCTTATAAAGGAACCTTCTCGTGGTGGCCAGATGGGGCATTTGATATTTTAGTTCCAGTTACTGAATTAGGAACATCAATAGATGGTGGTTTCGTTACCGTATTCGCGCGTCAGGGCAATCAAGCATATGCGCACTTCACCTCAGGTCTAAGCGCCGGTGGACGTAACCCTATTCCTCTGCAAACAGGAACAGACTTAAACAATCAATTCCAAGGATATCGAACGTTTACAAGTACTGTTGGTACCGGAACATTTGTTGTCGGTGAAGTTATCTATACCCCAGCCGCAGGTGCTCTTTCTGCCGCCACTGCAAAGGGTGTTCTTACAGCCGTTTCTGGTTCGCCAGGAACGACACCAACGTTAACATACTATTTGATTGGCGACCTTACCGATTTCGATAACACAAATACTATTAAAGGCAATACATCACTTGGGACATGTACCTCGGCTACGCCATCAAATACAACTCTTGCTGGGTATACGATTACAGTCACTCATGCAAATGATTCGACTCAAGACGTTGACGAAAACGGAACTCCTGAAAATTATTCAATTGCAATAGATCTTTTAGGTACACGTTCTGTGCAAGAGGGATATCAATTTACTCAGTTCTTGACGCGTAGAGGCGGAACTACTACAACAAAAACTGATGATATTGAGGGCGAGCGTTATATTGGTAACGACTATCGTATATCATATACAACTCTAACCGGATCCATTGCAGAAGGAACTGTCGTTAGTGGCGTTACCAGTGGCGCCACTGGAACAGTTGTGGCGCATCATACTACCGCAAAAATTCTTGTTCTAAGAAACTCTCGTGGAACATTTGCGAACGGAGAGATAGTTCGACGCATTGCCTCTAATGAAGTCTCTGCGGCCGTACCAACCGCAAGCTCACCAATTGGAGCCGCACCATTCGGAATCTTCGCGGGAGGATCATGGTTCACCGCACCCGGTGTAGTTTTGAAAAATTATTTAACGGCTGACGTTAACAAGTTTCAACTTACTGATGACACAGGAGCAACTAGAGTTGCTCCAACAAAAGTTACTGTGCAAGTATCTAATACTCGTGCAGCCGATAGAGTTGGCGTTTTCCGTCTTACAGCGGCTGGTGGTATCATTAATAAAGCCGAATATCTTGGAACGGCACAATCTGCCGGAGCAACTACACTTATTGCCGGAAGCTCTATTACAAACGACACTCCTGGAAAAAGCACTGGTGGAGTTGTTCGTCTCGTAGATACCAGCGCTCAAACAGAGTTTAGACTCCGCTACAACAGCTATGCAACTGCAACGTTCACGTTGGCTTCACGTACAGCCTTGACTGCTGACGCAGGCTCTTCTGCAATTCTTCTTGTTGACGCCGCTGCGACGTTCGTAACGTGGGGAATTAAGGTTGGAGATCTTCTTCGTAATACTACCGAAGGTGTTATAGCTTATGTAGCTTCGGTCGATTCAGAAACCCAACTAACTACTACTCCAGTTACAAGCTGGATTTCGGATGCGTACGAAATTAATACGTTACCGGTAGCTACGACAGTATCAGACACTATTTATGTGCCAATTATCGATAGTTATGAAACAGTTGGAACTGGTGGTTCTCCAGGTGATGAGAGCGTAAGCGTAACTTATCTTTCAAACGTACCAGTTCTTGTTCGTGCGCGTAAAGCAGGAACAATTCTTCCATTCGAAACGGAGTCAACCGTCACCTCGGCAGGAATGAACGTATCAGTAATTAGAACTGCTGACTCGATCTTCACCTGATATCTGGAGTAACATATGAGTGAAAATAAACCAGTTAAACCAGTTAAATATAATGATGCGGATACTAAAAAAGAAGGTAGCCCAATTGAAACTCCATTTAAGCTTTCAGATACACGAACTAAATTGCTTTATATAGTTAGTTCTGAAGCCGATCCAGTTGTTAAGTTAATAGAACTGGATAAAGAGAAAAAACAATAATGAGCAAACAATTAGAAAGAGAAGCTCTAAAATATGATCTTATATCGCTTATCAAATTGCAAGATAAGCGCAAGGAAAATATTTTATTATTTGAAGCATCTATAAAAGGTGAGCGAGAGGCTACCCAACAAGAAGAAACGGTGCAGGCGGTTCTTGAAACTAAATTACGTCAACATGATTTAGGTTTATCTAAATTAGACGAAACTGACAAGGTATTAATTTTAGAAGATATTCCAAAATTAAAATCAACTCGCGAGAAACGATCACAAACCGTTATGCTTTTAAAAGCTGCTATTATCGCAGAGCAAGAGTCAATGGATTATGAAGAAAATATGATTATGTTTTTGGAGAAGAAAAATGGTAGCCAGGTCTGATGTTATAGTTGACTGGTTTTCGTCACCACGAATTATAACAGTTTTATCTCCATCTGCGGAGATAACTATTCAGGATCTTCTTGATACGTGCCGCGAGGCAGAAGATGACCCTCAAAATATGGTTTATAAATTTCTTGCGAGCGCGGCTGGCAAAGAGAACCTTGGTGGAGGCGTTCAGGTAGGAATCACCTTAACACTTCAGAACGCCGTTCTGGCTTTTGAAGCACGTCCTGGCCCTACTTACGTTCAGTGCACAGTAAGCGGCGGTAATATAGTAGCGGTAGATGCTGTCGCAACAAATATCTCCCCCATCTACTCAACTGCATTTACTCAGGTAGTAACATCAGCCTCCTCTAGCGCGACGCTTGTTGGTGTTGACGTGGGAAGTATTGCTGCGGCCATTTGGGATGAGCCATTAGCAACACACCTTACATCTGGAAGTGTTGGAGAAGCTTTATCAAACGCCGGACTAACTCCAGAACAAGCTAAACAATTACTGTTAGTGTTTGTCAATTCATTATGATTGCATAATGTTGTATCGTTTTAGGAGTTTTGATGAGCGTAATTAAACGTGTAATTGGAAAAGACTTTAATTTCTTTTCAAAAGTAGCCATTAGCAACAGCGTATTTCCGGTAGGGTCTGACGTACAGTGGGCCTTTCAGGCGCGGTTTTTAACCCTTCAAAATGAAGGAACCACAACATCTCAAATCATAGAGTATTCCTTCAATGGAAATACCGTTCACGGTGAGTTGCAGCCAACAAAAGCAAGTGCGGCACTTAGTTTTGAGGACCGCCCCGGCTCTGCCATTTGGTTTAGAGTTAAAACCGGTTCTGCTGGACCAGTTACTATTCGTGTAGAGGCTTACGGCTGTAAATAAGCGATATATGCTACTGCATGAAGCTCGTTAAAGATAAATGTGAAATCGAATCTTGCTGCGAGACTGACTCGGCTGCACTGCATTTGCATCACATAATAGAAAGAACGATAGTTACAAGTACCAACCATCCGTTCAATCTAGCCATTCTTTGTAGTAATTGTCACGCCAAGGTTCATAGTGGAAAGATTAAAATAATTGGAGTTTATCCATCAACTAATCCGCCCAACGGACGAACGCTTATCTATTCAGTAGATGGTAATGCTAACGTTCCTGGAATTGACAAACCATACGTAGAATTTTCAGGTAAGTCGTTTAAAATTGCGTAACTGCTTGTGATATATAGAAATTGATGAAGAAGATAGGTAAGTCCCTAAACAAACCTGGGCCAAAAGTTTATACCGAAGAAGAGACTCGCAACAGACTAATTAACGTAGCTAAGTATTGGGGTTTCGAAAATGAACTACGGCAAATTTTTGCTAGAACAGATATGTTATTGCTTCGTTGTACAAACGAGCAAGAACGCAAACAAATAGCAGTTTTCGGTGCGTTGGAGATTCATAAGTTACTCGGAGCTGAAGGTACGCTTGAAATTGATGGAAAGAAAGTAGTTTAGGTATGTCACAAGAGAAACGTTTACAGGGTGTAGTGGTGTGGTTTGACAGCAAAAAAGGCTACGGATTCATCAAGCGTGATGACGAGTTGCCAGACCTGTTTGTTCATTTTTCCGATATAACGGTTCAGGGATTCAAGACCCTGAAGAAAGACCATAAGGTCTCGTTCACGCTCGGAACAAATAACAAAGGGCAACCTAAAGCTACCGACGTACAAGTACTTCAGTAAAGGCTTCGCTCAATGCGTCCATACGGAATGACCAGACGAGACATCAAATGGCAGCGTTGCGGCTGTCCGTGTTGCTGGACTACGTGGGAAACACACGAGAAGCGCCGCCGCAAAGCGGCACGTCGTGAAGGTAAGTTATTTGTGAGTAAGGAACGCCTGGATAATCGTAATGATCGTACCGATGCCAGCGCTGCCGAGGATAAGTACTAGACGAAACATATTTTTATCTATGTCTTCTAGCTTTTTCTTAATCTCTTTAGCAGTATCTCCAACTTCATCAACCGACTTTTTGAATGTTGCGATGTCACGGCGCACGTCTTTAACTTCGTCTTCGATAACTTCAAGTCGATCAAGCTTATCGGCTTCTTCTTGAAGAACTTCAAGGACGTGTTCATTTTGACGTTCTACTTCGAGGTAGATAGTGAGTGCCTTCTGATTTACTTCAAGAATGTTGTTCAAATCCTGAACGGTAAGTAGACCAATGTCCTGATTGGATAAATCAGCTTCATTAGTCTGAGACACTCGTTTAGTTGGCGTCAATGTAGTCCCGCGCTTTGGTGGTAGTTCTGCTGGCATGGCTTTCCTCGATTATTTCTCGTTGCGACTCTGGATACGCTTAATACAAAGGTCATATAATTTGTTAAGCTCTTCGTATTCCTTCAATATCTTCCGCATTCTATCGAATTTTTCTTCCGTAACGTCCCCGTCTTCTTCGTCATAAGAAATGACAGTATTTGTCATTGGGTAGAAGGCTACTTGAGGGGTATTGATGATTGTTGATTTTTTCTGTCCCATGTGGCCTCATTGATTTCTTGAATGACGTGGTTTTCTGTCCTGCTCAGCCGTTTCAGCTAATTCTTCTGCGTACTGTTCGTCTGAGACATTGTATTCTTCATACAATGGAACAAGTTTTGGTATACCGGAACGTGCCCTGGAAGGCAGAGACGTTTCTTGTTGTAAAATAGTTATAGCTGGAGCCGGAGGTGGCGCAGCAACCCTTACTCTGATTTTGTCGCGTTTCTTATAGATAGATCCAGATTTGATCGATGCATTTGCTTGTGTTTCGGTAATGCTATAATGTCTTGAGTCTAATAGATTGACAGATGCAAAAGAACGTATCGTAACGTTTAGATCAGCCAGGCTGACGTCTACTTTAGATAGATTGGTTATCCACAATTCTTTATTCTTGCTAGTCATACAACTTTAATGCCGTACTATGTGCTTATTTGAATATATTCACAGGTTGAGCATGCACACAATATTACATTATAGCCCAGGTCAAATAGCAACGATAACCATCTCGGTTTTTGAGCCCTCTACGGGAATTCTTACCGATGGTTATGACGTTCCTTCTATCACCAAGGTCGTAATGCCAAGCCTAGCGTCAGCAGCCGGGTTTCCACAGGACATGACTGTTGTTTCCACAGGCGTCTATCAGTATAAATTTCAATTGCCATCCGGAGCCTCCGCCGTAGGCAGTTACGTGGTAATAGTAGAGTATACAGAACCGGATGCTACTGTTAAAAATGAAGTCGTCGAACTAAATGTTAACGCGCCGTTTGCGAATTTTAGTGTATCGCCCGGCTAATGGGGAAACCCCAAGGGGCCTTCTATGTCACAAATCCGTCAACGCTCTGAGCTAGTACAAGTTACCGACACTGTACAGTTACGCGCACTATTTAAAGATGGAACCGGCACTCCAATAGATTTGGATGCCTATCCCACTATCAGTATAATCTTGCCTAGCGGGCTCGTGTCGTTCGGCCCTACGTCTGCCGGTATTTATCGAGTCGAAGAGGGCCGATATGGTTTCGATTACGCAGTAGGTATCGGCGGACCAGTAGGTGTTTATATCGACAAGTGGACCGGAACACTTCAGGGTACCAGCATTGAAGCCAATTTTCAATTCATTGTTGATAATACTCAAATGCCAGCCATCAATACGGATGGTTATTACCACTTGGGCGACGATGTCGGGTTCAACTACAGCCAGAATGCTATATTCAACATCGATAAGGTTATCAAAGGCCTTCGCGCTCGTTTGAAGAGCAGCGGTAAGGCAAAGAAGATTGACGCTAACGGAAACGTTACTTACATCGATTGTGATATTTTTACTACAGATCTATTGGTTACGTTTTGCGCTATGTCGTTGAGTAATTTTAATGAAATTCCATATTTCACTAATTTTACTTACGAAGACACTGCCATTATAGACCAGTTCATCAATATGTTGGTTCAAGGAGCTACTCTTTACGCTCTATCCAGTCAGGCTCTGATTGAACGAGGTCGAGAGTTCAATATTACTGACAATGGCATCTCGTTCGTTCCACCAACGGTATCGGAAATGCTGATGACACAGTATTCGTCAGCTCTTTCGTCGTATAACGAGAATTTAAAGTACATTAAGAACTCTATGCGCCCAGCTCCTAAGGGTTTGGGCACGATGACGATCACTACGACCAACCCTAACGTGCAACGCCTTCGCCACCTGAGAGCCCGCCGCTTCTTCTAACCTTATTTGAGCTTTCCCTCACTAAAGCGCTATATAATAGAATGAAGGAGACTGTTAGGTGAAGAAATATACTTTAGAAGAAGTTAGAGGGTTTTCTCCTAAGCTTTTGCTGACGCTTATTACAAATTTGAGGGTTTACCTTAAAAAGAACAAGCAAATGCAAAGCATTTTTAATGAATATGGAGTGGATATCGAGGAGATAGACTACATTCCTATTAGTTTTTCTGATTTAGATGTTTCGGCTAAGACAGACCATGGGATTATCTATTTTAATTACAAACTTCTATGTGACGGGGACTTCTTTAAAGACTTCGGTTACGGTATTCACGAGATTACGCATTGGCTTCAGCAAACTACCGGCACCGAGCCTACGCAAGGCGCAGATGATGGCGATTACCTCGATAACCCATTTGAAGTTGAAGGGTTTCAGAACCAGGTAGAGTGGCTTGCAGATCAATATGGAAAAGGTGAAGCTAACGAATACGTAGACGGAATGCTTGATTATCACGGGCTCGAAGGAAAAGAAAAGCAGGAGAAAGCTAACGAACTAAAGAAAAAAGTTTGATCGAAGGTACCGATGTCATATTATCTTAATCCAAACATAGCAGGCATTACCGAAACGATCGCTTTAAACGATGGTGACGGTATAACTGTGCGTTGGGCTACAGCATTTCCGACAACCAGAACAAACAAAATAGCTTACCACATATATTTTTCCGAAACAGAGCGAACGATCTTTTCTGAAGGCCCTAAGTTTGTAGTCCTTACATATACCAACCAGGCAACCATCACTGGATTTACGCCAGGTACCGTTTATTATTTCGCAGTGCGTGCCGTTGAGTATATTGAAAATGTGCTAGACACATCTGCTTTAGTGCCGTACCAAGATGATCTTCTCCTTCTGCCAACCACCATACTATCATCAGATATTGACGAAGTACAAACTACAATCCCTATCATTGACGGGACAGACTTCCCAGCATTTGGAGTTGTGCTGGCTGGTACAGAGTTGATCCGATACGGTTCTGTAACTGGAAATTCATTAACTTTAGCTGAGCGCGGTTACAACGGTACCACCGCCACGATCCATAATACGGACGGATACAATGGCGAGCTGACATGGAGCCCGACATTGACGTTCTTCATCGGTGAAGAAGAGCGTAACCCGCGCGTATATCACGCCCAGTGTCGAATCGATATCGATCATTATCCGTACACCGTCACAGACGGATACAAACAAGTTGTTAAAGATATACTTACAGTAGATTTGACCTCAAGCGATCAGTACAACGTCGGATTTCAACCTTACGACTATGCAGGATGGCATCGAACCGACCCGGTTCAACTTCTAAATGGAGAATGCGTTGGTAGTTACATAGGTGGAGAACAATATTGTGCTGATGGATACAACGGAGTAGGTCAAACTCTTCGTGGAATGAGTGTCCAAGAGCAAAATAATCAACGTCAAGAGATGCTGCTCAACATAGATGGTGAGCCGGTTGTGCTTTTGACTAAGCAGCGTACAGGTTATCGTTGCAAGTGTTTCTTGCCTTCAAACGAAAGTCCGGATGATCGATGCACTAAGTGTTTTGGAACCGGGTTTGTTGTTGGATGGCAACAGTATTTCAATCCACGTCGTTCTGATAGTAGAATTTTCGTGAAGTTTTCTCCAGCAGAGGACGCAGTTAAATCGACAGAGACTGGATTTGAATCTGAGGCCATTTTTGATGTATGGACACTAACGGTACCGACAATAAAAAACAGAGACATCATCATCAGATTTGACCAAGATGGCAATGAAGAATTTCGCTATGAAGTATTGAGCGTAACTAGAAATAGATTGCTTCAAAGTCTAATGGGTGGTCAGAAGTTTAGGGTTCAGAGAATTCGCAAGACAGACCCGGCTTATCAGATCAGATCTTTCCGTAATACTGAGCTGCTTCCTTCAAAGATTTTTACAACATTGGCTCAGGCGCCAAGTATTCTTCCACATCGTCACGTAATTGTTATCAATGAGGATACGTTTGGAATAGAAGATGTTAACCAAATCACAGGGATGGCACAGGGCCACTCGCACAGCGTCGTGGATGGCATAGTTCAGGAAGCTTTGGGCCATACACATGAAGTGATCCTGCCTTGACAATATTTAAGCATAATTTACGGAGATTGTATGACTGGTCCTAACTTTAATAAAAACAGCGGAGTAGGCAAATTAGCTACAAATCGCTATGATTTCGAGGATCACGTAAATGGCGTCAACCGTCATCACAGTGATAATGATATACTTTTGTCAGAGCCCCTCGTCGGAATCACTGCCGGGTATGTTAGCGAAGCGCTAGCAGCTCTTAATGATAATATTTTGAATTTCGACTTCTTCGTAACTGTAGGGGCCGATACAGATGTTTGGTCAACAGGAGTATTTGATGATTCGGTAGCCAACCTGGATATCGAGTTGACAGATGTTCTGACAAACGTTTCCAACCCAAAATATGATCGTATCAAAAACGGTGGTATTATCGTTATCAAGTCCGGAACACATAAGATCGGCAAAACAGTAGAAATCCCAGCAGGCATCATACTTATGGGGGAAGGCTTCGGTACCAAGCTAGTCAACACGACTGTATTGGATCCTACTTCACCACGAGTCGCAGCTGAATTGCCAATGTTCCTGGTCAAAGGCGACATCGACAGATCAGAAGACAAAGCGGTTGTCAGCTCTGTCACGACGTATGACCCGTTTTTAACTAGCAAGGGCGTCAAGATGATCAACCTGATCATCTCAGACAACTATCTGAAGCCAGCATTCCTAGGCGATACCGCATATCGTACAGTACAGAATTTAGCGTCTCCACTTGTTTCTTTGGAACGCGGCGGTGGCCTTGAGTGCGAAGGAGTAGTGTTCTTCGGACGTTCAGGAAGCGGAACGCCAACACAAACTACTTACTCTGCAATTTCGATCGATTACTCTTCCGGTTCCAACTATTCAACCAATCTCGATGTCAAAGGATGTCAGTTTGATGGATTCAATCGCACAATCGATTACTCCGTTTTGAAAGGCACGCTCGATTACTTCTCGTTTAAGAACAATAGAGTACGTAATTTCGGGCCTGTTGGCGGAACGGTTGATGCTGAGAATAGCAACGTTATTTTTGCTAATGGATGTAACATCGATATTAGTTCAAACTATATCTTAACCGACACTGATCTATTAGCCCTTGTGTATATCGACGCTTTCACAAGCGATACCACCACCGTTCAAGGAAAAAGCAAGATTGTAATTTCAAATAACGTATTGGCAAGCGACAAACCGGATAACTCTGCCTATACGCCTGTTATTATTGATTTCAATGCCGGTATTGCTGGGGCTATCAGTTCAAAATGCGTACTGATGACAGTTGGTAATACATTCGACGACGCATATGGGTACAAAATAAGCGTGACACCTGGTGTGTCGTTGTTTGAAGTTTCGGAGTCGGTTACGGCCCTCGGCGTAGCGACAGCTGCCGCTACAGTATTGGCCAGCACTCTTACGATGACTGCAACCGGCGCAGTTGCTATCACGGCAGATACAGCAGCTGTCACGGCCGCAGCTGGATTAACAGCTACCGTTACTGGTAATACATCCGTTACGTCTACAGGAACTACGTCTATTACGTCTACAGGAGCTACGTCTATTACGTCTACAGGAGCTGCAACGTTGGCTGGCAGCGATTTAACGCTAACAGGATCTCAAACGGTATCGACTGTAGCAGTTTCTGGCGATTTAGTAATAACTACACAATTTATACTGTTTGTTGACACATCTGCGTTAGCTATTTCGATAACGCTACCAGCACACTCAGCAGGGCGAATGGTAATTATAAAAGACTCTGGTGGAAACTCATCAGTAAATAACATTACGTTGGTAAGAAACGGCGCCACTGGTAATATAGATGATTACGCAGGTGACAGAACTATTTCTGTTGATTGGGCATCTTGGACGCTTGTAAGTAACGGATCTAATTGGCTTCTAATTTAAGGAAATTTTATGACTTATGACGGAAAATATGTTGTAGACACAAATCAAGGTAGCATGATTGCTGCTCCAGGCCAAACTAGTTACGTCAATCTTACGACTGAATTATTAACAACGGCGTCAACTAGTAATACTAAGCATTTAAGTTACATAGCTGGTGACTATGTTTACGTATTAGAAGGTAATACTGGAACGAACGGTGGTTGGCTTGTTTATAAAGCACCTCTTTCAGATCCGACTAATCTTGTAAAAACCGGCAACAGAGCAAATTATCAAGCCGCAACAACACACGTTGCTGGGACGCTATTAATAGTTGGAAATTACGTTTATATTTACGGAAACACTTCGACTGAAATTTGGAGAGCTTCTTTAGATTTTCCAGAGTCGTGGAATTTGATGTCTGATACGCTGCCATTTGCGGTAGGCGGCTCAAATGCTTGCGTTGTTGGTAGCACAATTTACATTTTTGGATCAGGCGCGGAAGATGGTAATGGTGCCAAAATTCTTACGGCCAGCACCTCTACGCCTACAGTATTTACCGATTCTGGATCCGTGCTTCCATCAGAATGCATAAAAATGACATTGGCCGTAACGCCAACCAATTTATTTTTGTATGGCGGAAGAGCTGGTGCCATTGAAAATGGACTTATTTTTCAGGCAAGCATAGGCGCCCCGCTTACTTGGACGAATCCTGGTAGTTTGCCAAACAATACGCAATCAAGAACCGCGTTTGTAAGCGCTAACTATATTTATCTTATCGGCGGCAATGGCGGAGGCACACCAAACGATGACATTTACAAAAGCTCAATAAATGATGGTGTTACATTCACTTTGGCATACAACACTTCGAGAGCCAGATCAAATACAACTGTTCAAGAAATTAATGGTATATTGTACGTGTACGGCGGACAAACCTCCGTATTGGTATACGAAGTATCAGTAGCCGATTTGGATAATGCTGTTGGGTCTCCATTCACAACTGCTACCAGATCGCTTCCTAATGGCCGTTGGGGTTACGCTTCAATAGGTATAGGTGATACGTACTATATGTACGGAGGACATAACGTAGCTAGCGGATTACCAACTGCGGGCGTTATACAAAGTTGTTCTTTTCATGGAGCAACCGCCTCTAGTCGAGGCCCGGCAAAGTTTAACACTACTACCACCGCATTAGCAACACCGGTTGGTGGGTGGAATTGTGTACGCATAGACGATACTATTTGGTTTTTTGGGGGCATTACAGCTACGTCAACTTTTACGACTAAAGTTTTTAGTGCACCAGTGTCAAGCCCAACCACAATCACAGAGGCCGCCGCAAGCGGCGGTCCCTCAATAGCTCACAACAAATGTTTCATCCATAATGGATACATTTATGTTGTTGGTGGCGATGATTATGGAAATGTTATTGGCAATGGCGTTGCTCTTGCACCAATAACAGCTCCTACGCAGTGGAAAACCTCTAATAGCACTCTCCCGACCGCGCTGTCACGATATAGTTTGGCAGTGATTGGTAACTATGTTTATTTGTTTGGAGGATGTACGACTATTTCTGGCGGTACTCCTGGGGCATCAAGCTCAGTAGTATACCGAAGCCTTTTGACAGAGCTTAACGAAAGCGGAAGCACGAATTGGATTTCAGTTACAGCTCTTGCAACGGCGTCAGCCGATCATGTAATGGTGATGAGCAATAATTATTTATACCTTATAGGTGGAACATCTACCGGATATACAAATATCGGCACTATACAGGCATGTTTAATATCTGAATTGGCAGGAGGTGTATCTAATTTTAAATCATTAGGTAATTTTTCTCCAGGAGCAACCACTATTGCTGGTGCCAACGCTTTGTACAGCGAAAACGATTTTTATATTTTAGGTGGCCGCACGGCCGTGACCGCCGGGGCCGTTACATCAATTCACAGAACAGTAAATAGAGCTTATCTTAAAACTCTTGGTGATGTTAAAGAAAGTACCGAGGCTGTTCCAGCTATAAGTTTAGGTAGCGGAAACGCCAATGCATATAATTCATTTATGCAGTCTGGAAATTGGCCATGGCATGTAGCAAAGACGACATAATTTACGGCACTACTACTAGTAGGCCATCCTGGTAGGATACTAACATGGAACTAGAACAATCATTAACAGCGCTTTTCAGTTTACAATTTATTAGTCTTTGCCTAGCTATCGCAGGCATCAACGAAATTCTTCGTAGAATTACGGAATTTGTTCTTGATAACCCTAAGGTTCCGGCGTCAAAGACATCCAAAATTTGGACCGATTTATTTCTTCCAATCTCACCACTATTTACTGGCGTCCTAATAACAGCCTTTGCTAAAGGTTTACCTTATCCAGAAGGATGGGGAGAGCATCGTGATTCAAGAATAATGATTGGATTCATTGCAGGACTACTCAGTGGCCTTGTTTATCGAGTAGCCAGCAGTTTTTTGAAAGAAAAGCTTGATGGATATCGTAAGCGCACACCAGTAGAAGGCGAAGACCGTAGAACTACAACGGATCAAACGAAGGCTCCGTCTCCTCCAGATAATCTGCCTGAATAAATCCATTTTACTTTATGCAAAGTAATGTCTTCGTTATAGTGCATAGGGAGTATTCCGGCATTTGTTGGTAAACCCTTTCATGGTGAGATATGAGCAATTATCCAAACCAACTAGACGACGACGCATCTATTATAAGAGTAGATGATAACCTTACTGATATTGGTGCCTTGGCCATTAACCAGCTGCGTGATGCTGTTTTTGCCATCGAACAAGAATTAGGTCTAACACTATCTGGTTCAGCCGGAACACTGTTCGATCGTCTTGGCGTGTCGATAGAGGCCAGCGGCGCACTAAAATCCTCTGCCATTGTCGCAGCTGGAGCCATAGTCGGACCCGTAGCGAATGCTGACGTATCACCTACAGCAGGTATTGTTGAGTCGAAGCTGTCGCTTACATATTCGACGCAGTCGCTGTACAACGATATTCAGGCAGTTCAGACAGACGTTGATAACATTATCGATATCACGGCAAGTCTTAGCTTGGACTTCCTCAAGCACCTCAACGGTCAGAATCCTTTATCTTCTTCGGCCAATGCTCGTCACGTAGTGTCACATATCGATATCAATGATGAGCCAACCGACAGCCGAGACGGAGCATATTCTTGGCCTAGTGGCGTTGCCCCACGTAGCAAAACTGGATCTTTGCGTGGTTCTAATTTAGCTGCCTTCTTGTACAGCATGAATGACGAATTGGTTGACCACCAAAACGCCACCGGAACAGCAAGCGCTAACGGTGACACCTACGGTCACCCAGCCGCAGCAATTTCTGTCAACAGTGACGAATTCGTTGTTCTTTCAAGAACGATTGCGGATATGCAAGGGTTTGCTGATGCAGTAGACCAGGCCAGCTTCGCAGCTAATGCAAATCATCAGCAGAACAATCACACAAACGGAATTTCTCGTACATGTCGTGGAACGATCCTATCTAACGACGGGTACGGACAAGGCCTTGTACCATTTACAAGCGTAACGACTTTCCTTGCGACAGCAGGCGCATCGACGCTGATAGACAACAACGTTAATGGAGATGATATCATTCAGTTCACTCCAACACCAGACGTTACTTACTACTTCGATTCTTTGTTCTCACAAGTTCGTAGCGGCGATATCATTACTGTCAACTACGGTGCGGTAGAAGCGCAATACGTCATCGACTCTGTAAGCTATACATTCGACGGAAGTAATCCTCCTAATCGTTCATATCTTGTACGTATTAACGGACGAAATCTCGTCGACACCACAAACGCTGTTGCGAGAATTGATAGACCAAAATTCAGTGACAACAAGTTTGGTGTTTTGGCCATTTCACACGCCAACAACTCTTTTGGAGAAATTCCAAGCGTAACGGTATCTAATCCGCGTGGCGCAGCAGCGCTTGGCATCGGATTCAATGCAGATAAGCTAAATCGCAAGCACTACAATTTGTATCTTGAGTTTTACCCAACTGGAAATCCTTTCGATAAGTCACTAATTCTACCAGCTATTGACGTGACGGGAAATCTTGGAGTTACTCCAAGCAAATACACTCTTGACAGCGTGGTCGAGTCAATCAACTCAGCTTTCCGTAGAGAGGGATACAACTATCGTTTCGTAGCCTTCTCAAATAAAGGAGAGATCGGAATCATGCTTGCTGACTCTATCAGCAATGCAAGTTTCTCAATCATAAGCGGCTCACTCGATGTAAGCGGAAATGTCATTGAAGACATCTTTGTGAACAACGTAGTTGGCGACGCAACGACTGGTGCGGTTGACCCGTTTGGCTTCGGCGTAGCTGGTGCTAACGTAGCCAGCCCACAGTTCAAAACATCGTATGTAAATATTAATCAGTCTCAAGCGGCAACAAGAGTTTTCGTTCCACTAAAGAGCAAAAACTATTATGTTAATGGTAACGAGCGGAGTAATCTACGAGCAATTAGCGATGGGTACACCGACGTGTACGGAGATCGTTATTGGGAAGCGACCACGTTATCTAAGACAGTTATTCCAACGTTGACGGTTAAGGTTAAATATGAAGTGCCGATGGATTTGCGTACGGCAGATCTGCGCCCAGGAAAAACCATTGTTGTTCAACCAACTCTGGCCAAAACAGATATCAAATACAACGACGTAGATTATGGACGATTTATCATTAGCGATGTCGCATACACCATATGCGGCGGTGAATGTACCAAGACAACGATTGAGGTTTACAACGGAGTTCATGCGACTGGTAATGCCATCGCTACCACCACAATAGCCATCGCAGTTAAGTTGTACTTCTCTGACGACTCGGTCAGCTTCAACGCACTTAACATTGCTAACTCAACCTCCGCTGATAAATTCAAACGATTGTTTGAAGTTTATGTCGACTCAGACGGTCATACATTTAGTCACGAACGCGCTCGGTACAATTTGAGTACCGGCAACGCACAGATTGTAAAAACAAATTTAATCAAAGTCGCCACAAAATTGCGCGGCTACCTCAGCGGTGGGATCCGATCTATTAATCTAAGAATCACATCGTATAACACTACGACTGGTGTGTACGATGGTTATCTAGGAAAGAGTAGCGTTCTTAATGTAGGTCCCGTCGTAACTGGTAAAAAAGGACAGGTTACCAGATTCTACGACGAAACCGGCGTAGACTATATTGACATCGTTTTTGACTTAGCCGATACCGTAGCAACATTTGCCGCAGTTGACATTAGCATAGATCTATTTGAATCTCTACAGAATGACCAAGAAGTATTTTTTCTAGGCACCGTATTGTATAACGAATTATCTAATCGCCTTATTTACCTACGTGACGGAAGACAGTTTGGAAATCTAAGCGAGAATGAGTTCTCTAACTCGGCTATCGATTTCGTTACCGCTGGCGATCGATTCACTCACCAAAATGGTGTTGTTCGTGGTCTTACTTATGTAAGCGGCACCAACACGACCGACTCGATGCTGCTTACATTTCAGGGCGGACTCGTTCTGGTCAATGGTAAGTTTAGCGAAATAAACAATTTCGTTGCAAGCATTCCGATTGTTCAAGAATACTATGCTGGAGCCCCAGTTGCTAAAATAACATGGGCAGTTTGCATCAACTCCAAGTCCGATGTTCAAATTATACCTCTTACAGATTATGACATACTAGGTTCTAATATTGCTACTGGTACGACGCGCTTAATCTCAGTTTACAATCCAATTACAACCGCTACATATGGAATTGATTGTTCTACGTTTACAGATTTGGCCGTTAAACGAAAAGACCTAACGATCATTGCGTTGGTGCGCTCTAACGTTATAAGCAGCGTATCGTTTAGCAATACCGTTACTGACGCACGTAAAATCATCCAAGATGATTCATCGGCCCCAGTTATTACATGGACTTCTGAGAAGTACTCTGGAAACTTCGACTCATTCGAGTCACTTGATACATGGCTGAAGTTTAACTCCAGCTACAACAACACGGTACGCGTCCGTGGCGACTTTACGTTCGACGAAGAATATACTTTTGATTACGAGACTTTGGTAAAGTTTGTCGGAGACGGTGCGACGTTTACTTTGTCAGGAGATACTGTTTTTAACATAGGAAGCAATGTATCGTTTGATGGAATCAAATTCGTATACGTTGCATCGACAGATGGGTCATACACTACCAACAACTTAGTTAACTCAACAAGCGGCGCTTTGTTCTGCGAAGTTGATACCAATGAGAACATTGAAGTTAAAAATTGTGAGTTTACAGCATCAGTTGCGGCTCGTCATCCATTCTTAGTTTTCAATTACTCAAATAACACGTCAACGCTACAGAATGTAAACATATCAAACAATAAATTTGTTTACACAGGGGCGGCTGATGATAAACGTGCAGTAATAGCGTTTACTGCTCCGGCAGCAATACTTACTTCCACGACTGCGGCCAGACTTACCAATTGCGTGATCGATGGAAACATCTGTGATAAAAACCAGATGATATCAATCAGTTCTAATTACAATACAGGACTGACGTCTACTAGAAATGCTATAACTACTATAAACTGCAGAATTACTAATAACGTATGCGGCGCCATCAACTACCTTACGCGTCAGGCTACACCAAGTAACGTATATAATACAACAGCAATTACTGATAAAGATAACAATTTGATCATATCAGGAAATACGTGCCGCTTCATATTTACCGGAATGAACAATGGAATATTCTTAATAGGAACAGTCCCCGGTGTTCGTCCGGCCACTACGTTTAGCACGGCGATGTTTTCAGGATCTGCAATCATTACTGAAAACACAGTAAGCTGGATTCATATTTCTATGCGCGTACCGTCCTCGTTGCTTGTACAGAACCCAACACTTATCATTAAGCATAACAAAATTTCCGGATTTAATCCAACGTTTTTAACTGAGTATTACTATGGGTACACGACAGTAAATACGGCGGTCATAGTAGATCCAGTAGCCGGAGCGTGAGTTATGAATAGCAGCATAGTTATAGAAGGGAATACCTTCGATAATGGTAATTATTACAACGCTGGCGTTCAGACTTATGGATATACCACTTTGGCCTTAATAAAAGGCGATGCGGTAATCAACAACAATACATTTTTAGCCAGCACCGTTACTGGACTGGACATTCAGGCAGATAGTGTTGTAAGTGATAACGCATTCCACAATATCTACTCGTCAGTATCGTCCAATTTTATCAAACTGACAAGTTGCACATGTAGCATTTACAACAATAAATTTGTACGTGGTTCAAGCACAGTTCAATCGTATATTTATATTACAGGTACATCCGGTCATACTATAACCGACAATTATTTCGATAGCACCACGATAAATGGAACTATAGAGACACCAATTGTAGGTGCCCTATCAGCTGACGTTACGGATCGTAATAGAAATCAAATATACTATAAGCTCATGGAGCTTACCAATTTTTTCGCAACAACAACTACGGGATACCGGGCAACGACGACAGGCCTTGGCGCATACACTTCTGTTTTTTACAATTTAAGTGCGTCTCCAGTAACAGCAGATCTTAATGCTAATTGGAACCTCTCTGATTTGTTACCTATTGGTGCAAGAGTTATTGGTGTTGATTGGAGTTACAATGCGCCATCTACGACGGGATGGAGTACCATCAGCAATAGCGGTTTTACATTAGCGCTTTACAGGTCGCTGGACTTGGCTGCCAACATTACCGCCGGTACTGGGTCGATAGCGACGATTATTACAGATGTTGGATCTTATATGGCTCCCGCAGATGTTGTTTTTGATCAAATCTTCATAATTGGCGCGGGCCCTGTCGCGACATTGGCTAATGGAACTGTAAAACATTTGAAGCTTGACCTAGGTACAAGCTCTATTTTCCAAATTAGTCCAAATTATGAGGTTTGTTTACAACTTGCACTTAGCCCACAGGTACTTGCTTCAGCCACCGCCAGCCTTTCTCATGCACTACTTGTTAAGTATACATATGGGTGATTCATGACAAGTTCAAATGTTATAATTGAGGGAAACTCCATAGATAATGGAATTTATGATTCAGGAGTTTATGCGTACGACGCACTTATCGATTCTGCGGCCAAGTCCTCCATCGTAAATAATAACCTATCAGCCACATCGTCGTCGTATCTAGATTTAACAGATGACTGCGTTGTAAATGGTAATTTTTTCACTGCCCCAGCAGCTTCAGCCACGTTTATTAGTTTAGAGGGTAACAGTTGTATCATTACAAACAATATTTTTGCGCGCGCCGCCGTTTCAATTACTGCATACATAGCTATTTCTAGTTCTTCTGGCCATCAAATAAATAACAATAATTTTGATAGTACCACTGTTAATGGAACATCAGAAACGACCATCTCAGGCATAACTGCCGGTGACGTTATCGATAAAAATAAGAACCACATCAAATATGCTGTTGTGCCGATGGGAGTTGATCATCCTGCAAGCAACTTTGCGACAGTTAACAGTATAGCCTACTATAATGCTATTCATGAAATAACAAATAAAGCGGTTTATTCTTATTACGCCAATACTTCATTTATAATCGGAAGCACTGGCGGGCGTGATTTTTCTTTTTATGCAGCCATGGATAAGCATCTGCCAAGAGGCGCTCAAATAATGTCTATTAAAGCTGGAGTTTGGTTTGCCGGGACCGCTACCATTACCACTAATGCTGGCAGCAATCTAGTAGAGATTATTGCAAAATCACAGCCAATTGTGAGCGCTAATTATTCTGCCGGTACAGGATCTATATTGGATCCAAAACTTAGAGCTAATACGTTTACTGATTCTCAATCAGCATCATATTCGTTTGATCTTGACACTACACTCAGCGTCATAAGTGCCGGTACACAATACGTTACGTTGGACGTTTCGAGTAACGACAACTATGTTGTTGGCCAAGATAATACAGTCATTGTTAAATTTCATATCAATGCACTACTTGCTTCCGGCTCTGGTGAATTTGAAATATCCCCAATGGTTGTAAAGTATACTGTTTGATGGTAGTTTTTTGCTATATCTATAATGTCTACTAACAACTTCTTTAGGTCTGATCTGCCGATTCTGCATCATGTTGCGCAGAATAGCATGATCATTTTTCCTAAAGAAATTGTCATTGCAACATTACGAGATCATTTTAGTCAAGATACCTATTATCACTACGTAGCTGATGAGTGGGGATATCCAAAGACTACAGACCATACCGATTTGGTTCAAGAGGCCGGTTTGAAAGACAATCAAACTACCAGGTTATTTATTGGTGAAACATATCGCCAGGATGTTGTGTTTTATCCAGCAATCATAGTCAAGCATGGTGGAGCCAACTACGTTCCGATCTCATTTAATAGAGAACGCGGCACTGTTCAATGGGACTATCAGGTATACCAAGATGGGTACGGCAACATAACAAAGTTCCCGGTACCGGCTCATTTTATATTTGCAGGAGCATGGGAAGGAAGTATTTCAATAGAAATTTTCACAAGAAGCCTTCCAGCACGGGATAATCTAGCACAAGAAGTAGCGATACTTTTTGCTGACATTCAACACAACAATTTAGAAAAAGCAGGGTTTTTTATCAAAGGTGTTCAGGCAAGCGGAGTAAGCGAGACCGACGATCGTAACGATAAGCTTTACAAACAATCAATTACTCTACAATTTCGTTCTGAATGGCGAAGGCACGTACCAATTAATAACATAGTTGAAATCATTAGTTTAGTAATGGATTTTGGCGACGTTAGTGGCCCAGACGCGGCTAATTTGCAAATAAATAATGAGCAAACTCTAATAGAAGTTTTAGCAGAATTATGAAGGCTTGTATTAATTGCAAATTATGGAAAGAGCTAACTTCGGTGAATTTTGAAGCTAGATCAGATACGAAGCGTTTTAGAGCAACATGCCTAGATTGTGTTAAAAAACTAAAACATATTAGCTATCTTAAAAACAAAGAGGCCTCAAAAGTCAGGGTAGCTAGTTATCGCGCGCAACATAGAGAGAAATTACTTGCTAGTAAAAGAGAGAATTCTAAAGAATATAGTCGCCGCCAAGACGTAAAGTTGAAAAGAAATTATAATCAAAAATTGCGCCGCGCTAATGATGCAACATTTCGCCTCCGAAAAAATATATCTTGTTTGATTAGAAACACTCTTAAGAGATTCAATTCAAGCAAGAATGGTTCCTCTATTACGCAATATTTACCATACTCTATAGAGGAATTGAAATGTCACTTAGAAAGCGAGTTTGAGCCATGGATGAATTGGCAAAACTGGGGATTGGCATCTAATAACACTACGACTTGGCATATCGATCATATTATTCCGCAAAGTTGTTTACCTTTCAAGTCTATGACAGACGAAAATTTCATAAAATTATGGGCGCTAAGTAACCTTAGGCCATTGCAGGCTAAACAAAATTGTAGTGATGGAGCAACTCGAATTCGTCACAAATAGTAATAATAAGATATTCTTTTGACTAACTGAGGAAAATAATATGGCTAATATAAAAGGGGCTTCAGGGGCTGCGCCCGGTGCATACACAGACGTAGAGACCTTAACTACTGGAGTTTCGATCCCAGGCGGCACCCGTTTGGCTGTAATCATGGGCGAGGGAACTCGTAGCGAGGTACTTGTCTCAGGCGCCCTTGGTGGTGGCCTTGACGGACTCAATGCCGGGTATACCTCTGCCAGTGGCGCAGATGGTCGACATTTCCTTTTGGGAATAACTTCCCTCATAGCTAATCGTACCACGGTTTACCGTAACGGCATTCCATTGGTTGGATTGGAAGAGGCAATCGATTCCAATACATTCGATAACGCGTATGATTACCGTATCGATGTCAGTACTGGCGAAATAGAACTTCAAACGGCTTACCTTGTTGATCAAGGTGGTAAGTTCTATTCGGCTTCAACGACTAACTACGGTTCCGGTACAATTGAAAACCTTACCATCGACGATGTTAATGCTCCGTCAGAAACGTGGACGATCAAGTGTTCGTCAGTGCAGCGTGACGGTTATGGTGTCCCAATCGTAAATACAGCGAAGTTTCTTAGCTTCGGCTCTGTATCGGGTACACCACTCGATGGTTATGGTAATCCGGTAGTTTGGCTTTCTGACGACGAGATCGTGACCAACGGCGTCATCTCCTTTAGCATTCTGCAAAACCCTCTTATGGGAGCAACGACTCTTCGTGAAGGTGATTCCTTTACTGTAAAAGTACGAAGCGGAGTTCTTCTAAAGAATGATACGTTAACCGCAACGTACATTGGCACTCTGGATCTTAACGATCCTGGTTTCTTCGATAACATGGAAGACGTTGCGATTCGTTTCGGATCTCCAAGTACTGATAACAACCTTTCGTTGGGCGGACAGCTTGCTTTCTCCAACCAACCACCAGGAATCGTTTGCCTTCAAACGAAACCAGCACTTCCTCGTCGTACATCTTACGATTTGGATAATGAGGTAAAGGCAACGTCTGACGACGTTGAAGATTACATCTTCCCTCTTCCGGTCGGAGTATCTCCAGACGCAGATTCTTCTATTAATTTCTTCGTAACCAGCCCAACGACTGGAATCGAAACGCAAATTATTCCTAACAAGCACGCATTCAATACCATCACGGATACCAGCACTACACCAACATTGTCGACATTTATCTTCTCCGTCTCTACATACAGCTATTTCTATACTGTAATGCAGCGCGCGCAGGTAACGAAGTCTGGCTCTAATGGTGCGATGGATGCAGGTCTTGCAATCCCAGGTGTCGGTACCTTCAGCAGTTCTTCATTCACGTTTACCGCGAATGACATTGGTAAAGAGCTTAAGCTGTTTGACGCGACCAACGCTGTTAATATCGGAACTTTCGATATTACTGCCGCAGTCAACGGAGCACTTACCGTTAGCTTCCCTCTGTTTACGTCTGAAACTGGCGTAACGTTTGAAGTCCGCGACATCGGAACAGATAACCTTGTTTTTACAGCTGCTGACGGAATTATTGCTCCTGACGGTATTGATGGTACGAAGTGTACGCTGACCAGCGCATCTGCTAACTTCAGCACGTACGGTGTGCTCTCCAATCGTTATGTCTCGATCACGACTGCTGTTAATGCAGTTAACGATGGAACATTCCTTATCTCAGCCGGTGTAAGTAATACGCAGGCAGTTTTGAAAAAATACTTCGTAGACGAGACCGTACTTGATTTCCAGGTCGTCGACCCAGATGAGGTCGGTTCGTTCGTTGTAGTTAACCAGGCGGTCGTTCCTGACCTAAACTCTCTTCGTGTGTCCTTCGTAGACGCACGAGATGCAGACTTCTATGACGTTGGTTGGCTAGAGGCTCTTGCAGCTCTCGAAACTGTCGATGTCGACATCGTAGTTCCTCTTCCAAAGCAGACGATCAGCGCAATCTTCCAGAACACGCTGTCTCACTGCCGTACGATGAGCAATATCCGTAACAGACGCGAGCGTGTATTGTTTACTGGAGCAATCGCTGGACTTCTTCCTGAGTTCGTTCTCGGTAATAAGACAGCGGCAGTTGAAGACATCGGATTGTTCGAGGGCATTCAGGGTGACAGCGTAGCGGAAGTTCTATCTGGCAACACCGAAGACCTTGCTAACTACTCTGTTGTAGATGCGTTCGGAACTACGTTCCGCTGTGTATACTTCTATCCAGATGAGATTGTCGTATCGGCTGGCGGAGCAAACGTTGCTCTTGACGGATTCTATATGGCAGCAGCAGGTGCAGGGTACCTCAGCGGCATTCCTAACATCGCTGTCCCACTGACGAATAAGGTTCTTTCTGGATTCACTATCCTTAACACCAAGCGTTTCTCGCCTACTGTTATTGAGAGATTGATCGCAGCAGGTATCACGGTTGTACAACCAGTATCTGGTGGCGGTATCGTTATCCAAGGAAAGACCACAACTCAAAGCGGTTTCCCAGAGGAAGAAGAGATCTCGATCATCTTCATCCGCGACAGAATCGCTAAGTCACTTCGTCAAGGCTTCGCAGGATTCATCGGACTCCCAGAAGATGCAACATTGCTTTCCTCGCTAACGTCGAGAGCAGTAGGCCTCTTGGAATCGTTCATCAGCCAGGGACTTATCACCGCATACGATAGCCTCTCGGTCGCGCGTGACTCTGTCGATCCGCGTCAGTGGAACGTCAAGGTCAAGGTCCAACCAACATATCCAGTAAATTGGATCTACATCAAAGTAAACGTTGGTCTAATCTAATTTTTGAGGGAGTTATTCTATGGCTGGCAAATATCCACAAACAGGGTCTCAGTTATACGACGGAAATGGTAAAAATATTACCAAGACGTCGCTATCAACTAACATTATTATCAAAGTTGGTACCGAAACGATCGGTGCAATTCAGTCTATTCAGATCACTGAAGAGCGCGGCATCCACATGGTCGATGAAGTCGGAACTGACGGTCATATAGACTCCGTCCCGAAGAGCTCAACGAACATTACCGGAACCTGTACACGAGTCAGGTTCGATCGACTTCGCATGGCAGAAGCATTTAGCCGTGGGTTCACTCACGTTCATGCCCAACGCTATCCGTTCGACATCGAAATCATCGACGTACAGAATGCACCATCACTATCTGCCGATCCTTCAAATGACCCGGCGACTATCGTAACTGTTCTTCGAAATGTATGGATTGGAAATATTAACTATACATATCAAGCAAGCGAGTTCGTCGTTCAGGATCAGATGACGTTTCAAGCAGAAACGATTGCCAGCTTCTTTGCTGGTGGTAACAAGAACATTGCTCGTGGTGGCACTCGCGGTATCGCAGGGTTCCAGGATGCAATCGAACTTGAAGCAGATCGCGGTGGACGTCGTGGTTCCCTTGATGCACCAGGACTTATCAACGCCTTTACAGGCGGCGCAAAACCATTCTGATAGACTCTATCAGCTAAGCTGATATATACTCCTTAGTTATAGTCGTTTCTATACATTAAGGAATATATGCCACCAGGAATTAAGAGTCCTATCGGTTCAAGAACATTTACTGCTACTTCAGGCGAGACCGGAGGTTCCGGCCAGGGAATGCGAACTTTCGAAGTTCCCGACGAGTCTGAGGGTTATGATGAAGAGCCGCAACCTCAACGGCCATCAGGACCCCCACAACTTACCCAAGCCCAGCAAGAAGCACGTATGCGAGCTGCCCGACAGGCGAAAGCCTCCGGGCATGTTCCTATTCAGCCTGAGGCAAAAGAACGAGTTGAGTTCCTTGCCGGTTTAGGGCGTATGACTAAGGACGTTCTGGTTGCAGGAACGACGTTCTCCATTCGTACGCTAAAGGCTCGTGAAAACCGTGAATCTATCTTTGCAGCGGCACAGGTATCGCGTGTCGAAACACTTTTCGAAGGGCGTCGTCAACAACTAGCCAGATCAATTTATAAGATTGATAATGTTGAAATAGATTACGTTCTCGGTACAAGCGACATTGAAGCCAAGCTTAATTATGTAGAAGAGCTTGATGAAAACGTAGCTAATTTCCTTTACGATGAATTTGGTGCGCTTAATGATGAGGCTGTAAAAAAATACGGTCTCAAGAGCGAGGCAGACGTAAAAGAAGTAGTTGACGAAGTAAAAAAATCGTAAAAGAATCGGATATCCGGTTCACCTGGCATTTGTGTCAGCTTTACAACTGCGGTTGGGACGATCCAAAGATAGAGAATTTGGACCCGATCCAAAAACTTTTAATGTTTGAGAATTGGATTGAAGACAAGCGCGAACGCGCGGAAGAAGCCAAGAATTTAGGCTATCTCATCGGTTCATTCACGAATCCGGAAATGGTTCGAAAGTTGGTTGCGGCCGAGGCTAATACTTTCGTATCTAATGATGAAGAGTTCGAAGAACTTTCCAAGCAAATCATCGAGGAAAACCGTCGTAAAGATAAAGAAAAGGCGGAGCTTGCTCCTCGTCGTAGACGACGTAAACGCGTGACTGTATAGCGCCCCGGCGCGTGTGAGGACAGATGGCTGAAGGCGATCCACTAGATATTGAACCAATCAAACTGCTATTAGCTAGTGGTAAAGATGTGACTGAGAGTATCAGGAACTGGGTTGTTGGTGTTCGAGAATTTGCTGAAGGTGCCGGTAACGTAGAAGAAAAACTTACTACGCTACAAAAAAATCTTGAAGGCACCAATGCGTCGATCGGTCGAGTGACCGATACAACCAATCTGTTTGCTAGAGCAAACATCAACATGATAGCTACCGGCGAGGCATTGACTGTCAAAATGGGCGGAGCCTCGGCTTCATTCTTGGCATTCAAAAATGATGTTAGTCAGGGCAGCGCATCGATTCAAGATAGCCTTGGAGAACTTGGAAAATTTACAGGCAAGCTAGAAGCGGCTTTCAAATCGCTAGCCACTAGCGGCGGGCCTCTTGGTAAAGCTGCCAGTATGGTTGCTAACAACTTTAAAGAAGTATTCGCCGCGACCGAGCGCGTTCAGGATATGGAGCGTGGATTTATATCTCTAGGAGCTGTGACCGGAAATTTGGGGCAGGTCTTTGAAGAGACTGGTGAGCTGTCTGATGAATTCGATGGCAATATGGCCCAGTTCACAAAGAACATTATGGACGCGACGCAAGCTACCGGTATTGGCGTTGGTAAACTGAGCCAGGCTGTCAAAGAGCTTGGTCAGATTCCAGGTGCGCTAGATGCGGTTGTCGGTACAGGCTCAGGCAATGCCACCGAGTTAGTGGCCGTTACGCAGGTAGCGGCAGCAACAGGAAAAGATCTAAAAGTTGTAATAGGAGAGATGACTAAGGCTTATTCGGATCTTGGCCTGAAGGGTCAAGAGGCTATTAACTATCTATCGACGATAGCAACTGCATCTGATGGACTTCACATTCCGTTGGACGTAACGACCAACAGCATCAATAAATTGTCTACTGCGTATGCTTTTTTGACAAACAACACCGATGGCGCTGTTAAAGCATTTAGTAAGTTCGTGCCTGCTTTGCAGGACGTCGGACTCAGTCCACAACAGGCCACACAAATGTTCGATAAGATGGCAGAGTCGATCAAAGGCCTCGACGTTGGAACCAAAGCATTTCTGGCTCAACGTAGCGGCGTAGGCAGCGGTCTACAGGGAGCTTTCAAGATCGATAAGATGGTGAAGGACGGTAAGATAGACGAAGTCATGAATATGATGCAGAAGAATCTTCAGCGTCAAATTGGAAGTAACGTCGTAACGCTTGATCAGGCCAGTGAAAGTTCGCAAGCCGCATCCCAATACCAGAGACAGCTTTCGTATCTAAAAAGCAGCGCGTTCGGTAGTATGCTTGGTAACGACAAAGACACAGATGATAAGGCTTCCAAGTTTTTTGAGGCAATGAAGAAGGGCTCTCTTACCAAAGATGCTAAAGAGGCAATTACAGGCAAAGCCGCTACCTATAAAGTTACTACAAAAGGCGCTTCTGTGCAACGCCGGATGACGACCGTGGTTAGCATGATGGCTAATGACGTGCAGCGTATGGCTGCAAACGAAGATCGTAAACTCGCAGATATAATTAGATTACTTGGTGGCTCAGCTCCAGGTTCACCAGTAGAAGACGCACTGGCACGTAATGCTGTAGAAGGCCGTGCCGAAACAGCCAATTCTAGTGATATCAAATATCAAGACCCGGCAAATGCATCGATCGATGTCCTGCTCCACTTGGCTGGTATGTTCGGTAAAATCAAGACCGGATATATGGGCGAAAAAGACATGTTCGGCAAGGACGTGGTAACAAAGCCCGAAGTCCCTGCGCCTCATGGCGGAAGAGTGATGCCATCTACGCCTCAACAGACATCGGGAGCTAATCCTAAAGAACAAGCTCGCCTGGCCATGGCATTCAAGCTTTCTGGACAAGAGGCACCATCAGCAGGACCTATGCGCGACGCTGTTAAACAGAATATTGCGCAAACAAAAACTCGTAGCTCTGTTCCGACAACTGCACTTAGCAATGCAGCGAAAGAGGCTTCTTCAGGTAAACAAACAGCAGGGCAAAGCGCAACTTCTACCGATCTAACTATTAAGCTAGAGAATCATTGCCCGCATTGCAAGACCACCTCTGAAATCGGCACATTCCATAAAACAGTTGCAGCGGCAACAGACGCATCCGCGTCACATCAGCAAAATAGCGTTGGTTCCCCGGCTCGACAATAAGCACCATAAAAAGGCATATAATTTATGAGCGGATTTAGCGACTTCATAGATGATATTGGAGATGCGGCATCTAGTATTTCTGGATTGTCTGATCAGCGTTTTAAGCGTCAATTTGAAGACGATGGATTCATTGTATCTGAATCGTCCTCGGCAGATGGTACAGGATTACCTTCTCAAAAAACTCAATCTAATATTCGTGGAGCAAAACAAAAACGTCAACTGATGCATTGGTTTTTGCCTGAATTTGGCGTGGTAAAGATGTACGTTAATCCCCAAAGCGTACAATACAGCGAGAGTAAGCTTATTCATGAACAACTAACCAAGGGTGGATACGTTATACAGTACTGGGGCGAGGCCTTGATGCAAATGACCATCAGCGGAACCACAGGAAGCTCTGGCGTTGAAGGTATTAACGTTTTACGAGAAGTATATAGGTCTGAACAGCTGGCTTTCGACGCTCTTGGACTTTCGCTTGCTGCAAATAATCAAGTAAGCGGGCTTTCTGACTTGCTAGACTCGGTAGCTACCTCGATTGCCGGTATCGGCGATGCTGGGGACCTCCTGGGCGGAGCGTTGGGCACTTTAGTTGGTGCAGCATCTCCTACAGCAAACATGCTTCCAACAAATATAGTTTCACTAGGCTCGATGGCGTTGGGAGTTGAACTGTACCATGATGGATGGGTATTTAGAGGATTCTTTAAGACCTTTTCGTTTAATGAAACGGCAAATAATATAGGCAGTTTCGATTATAACATGGTGTTTATGGTAACTCAACGTCGCGGAACCCGTACAAACTTTATGCCATGGCATCGCAGCGCAATTAATGGCCCAAGCAACAATAGCATTGATGGAGGAATACCTCTTACATTCCGACGCGGCGAGGTTCAAAAGCTACAACATAAAAACGTTACGCTTGCTAAGCCTGCGGTAGTAAGAAGCCCTACACAAAGTATTTCTCGAAGATGAGTCGTTATATCGTAAGGTACGATGTCTGAATTTTTGTACAGTCTAGGTCAGGTCGTCGATCAACAGTTTAATTTGTCAGGAAACAAAGGCAAAACATTAGACGGTGACGATGGCGATGGTAATAACGTTCGTTACGGAGCGTTAGGTACTTTTGCTAATAGATTTGATAAGAGTGCAGAGAGAAGGTATTTCGAAGAAGGTTTTACCAAGCATTCTATGAGTCCTAAGGTGTTTCAGGTCATGAGCCAAACACCCGATGTAACGATTGTGATTAAAAAGAAGGAATTCTCATCTTTAAAGATTCACAATCAACCACAGTTCCAGGACAAGGAAGATAAACTGTTCTTACGAGCAGCATCTGTTTTGTTCAAAAACAAATGTAATCAAATAGCAATGTATGAACGTCTTACTAAGCTTGAGACAATTGCTAAGCTTCAGCAAAACATTGATTACGGATTGCTTCCAATTATGCTCAATACGTTTGAAGCAGCGTCGGAAATTCCTATCCTAAAGGAACTTGTAGCTAATACAAAGTTTTCTAAGGCTATGGAACAGATACGTAAGCTTATTCAATATAGTAGCCCGGGCTTCTTTACTACATGGACGGAAGATCCAAATAGACTTTTCAAGTCGACTTTTGGTACCGGTACCGGAGTAGTTGAGCTGACAACAGTATCGACGATCAACGTTACCAGCTCGATCAAGTGGGGCCGCGGCGGCTGTACGTTCTCTTTAGAAGATCCATATGGACTTATGAGAATCACGGAGAAAGACATTGAGCAGGCCATCTCTGACGCAGTAAATCCGTTCAATAGAAGTAGTTTCGTAAAGCTTGCCAGAGAAAGCTCTCAAGGATTGATTGAAAAGAACAAACGTGTTCTTAATCTCAAGCGAGCGCGCCGTGGAGCTAATGCGATCAATTTCATCGTTAATCCCGATACCTTCCTTGGAAAACAAACAAGGGTTGTCGTAGACGGTCTAGGTTACGAAATCAATTTCGACGCCTCGTCCAATCTTGATTTTGAATCGTTGAGCGACGTAGGCGATTTGCTTAGTGGGCATCTGAAAACAGAATTCGACCCATCATCTAATTTTGGAAGTGAAGAACTTGGAATTCATGGCATTACCGATGATGAGAAAAGCCTTATCTCAACTATTCTAGATTCCATCACTAGTCTTATTTCTCTAGATACAAATACTCGCACGGCAGCAAAGAAGAGCGCTAAAGCAACAAACCGTTGTCGTCGTAAGATGATGTTACACTACTGTAACAGGCCAATCATTCAAGCGATGGACGTCGTGCATGTGTACATGGATTCTAAATCTAAAAACGACACCAAGATCATGGGCGGACTTCAAAGCTCATTTACCGGTTTCGGAGCGCTACAAAATATCAGCAAACAAGTTAACGATCTCGGAACGCAATTCAAGACTTTATTCAGTCCGGCCAATGCATCGGCAGACATTGAGAAATCAATTTTTGTAGGAAAAGATTTTCCTAATTACCTGTGGTCTATAATGCGAAATCAGTTTGTTACTGAGAAGGCAGGTACTCACGTTTTCGCCGGACTAATCAGTCAGGCAGAATGCTCGTGGGCAGCCGGAAGAGGTTACAGCATATCTGTATCTGCTGATGACAATACAAAGTATTTTAGTATGGGCCAGGTAAATTTCGTTCCATCTATTGATAACTCACATGGGCCGTTACTAGATCCAGTTACCCCATTTGATATCAACATCGACAGCGTGACTGGTGCTCAGAAGGACGCGCCGCAATTACTTGATGAGAACAAGCAGTTTTTCTCTCAAGCGCTACCACGCTATGTAGCCGGGCCACTTTCCGGAGTATCGGCTTCTGATAAAAATTTTGGCAACCAAGATTCCGATGTTGGTTTTCAGCTACCTGCTGGTAGCCAGCCAAATGTAGTTCAAAACATTTTCTACCCACCAGACGGAACGGTCTATCGGTGGAAAGAAGGCATCGGCACTCTTACGTTGTCGCGTAACACGTACGGTAATTCATTCAACACTTCAATACCGGCACAGAACATTGTACGAGCAACGACTGAGGAAGCTTTTGCCGGACAAGATTTGATGAACGTTATTTCGTTGCTTATTACTGGCGATCCTTATAACTTTGCTACGTTCTATAAGACAATCTTACAGGATTTCAAACAAGACTATTTCAACGATCCTTCTTATTTTCGAAACCTACAAAAAGACCTTCAAAAGAATGCTAAGTTGTGGGGAGATTTCCAGCCATTCAAGAAGCTGATTTTGTCAGAGGAATCATTCGCACAAATGATGCAAGGAACACTTAGCGTTGTAGCTAACAACTCTAAACTAGACGATTTGTTGCAACAACGAGCCGAGACATTTGATAAGGTAGCCAGGTCTAGCGCCGGGTTCGATGTCGACAGCGCGCTTCGTCGGAACAGCTCTCAGATTCAAGTTCAAAGATTGACAGAGCTTAATGGAAAGATAGCTGAAGCCCAGTTGGCAATAGGTAATGCCATCGGTAGTGGCGCCAAATTCTATCAGATTTTTGGCGATGACATATCGTTCGATGTAGATGAGTTCAATAAATCAGTTGATGGGAAAAAAGCTTTACACAACCCATCCATTCGTAAAGAAATGCGCAGGAAGATAAACTTCCTAACTCGCCGCATGTTCTACAGAGTTAAAGCGAATGAAGATCGAAATCTTTTTATAGTGGATGATACTTACGATAAGGATCTTGATCTTCAAGCGTTTAGCAAAGCTATTGGCGGTCGTTTTAATACTTTTTTGAACGAATACGATAACGTTGCAAGTCAAATCACTTCGCTGGCTGAGAAACTAGACCTAGAAGTCTTCGCTGACTCTCAGGGACATATTCAAGCTCGCCCGCCTCAATTTAACAGAGTTCCAAACAGCGTATTCTTACAGCTAATGAAGAACAAAGAAGAGCGTGGAATTCAAATTTTTCCTCAATTCTTACAAGACCTTTATAGCAACCAGCTGCAAGGTATGTTTAAGAACATAGCGATCATTGAAAATCAGATTCGTCTTCAGGCCGCCGCGCTATCGATCGATAGCGACGATAAAATTTTGACTGACCTCATCATCGATGATGATACGGCGAGAAAATTCCAATTTCTATCTGATCCAATTACCGGTGATATCGCAGATCTAAATATCGCTGCAGCTATTGCCGCACCTGATGCCTCTAATATCGCCATAGTAGAAACATTTACTGTTGATGTAAACCAGCAAGCTAGAGAAGTGCGTTTTGCATTTTCTTCCGCAGCTCGTTCTACAATATTGGTTAATCGTTTTTCGGCAGACTCGGTTAAGAATCCAATACCTATATTTGACTCTTCAAACTCAGCGCTTACGTCACGTGTTGAAACGATTTCTAACAACCTTAGAAGGCAAACAAGCATAAGGCCAGCCTCGTTATCCAAGTTGTTTGGTAAACCATTGCCTACCAGTGCTGGTGGCGGAGCCAGTGCTTTAGACGTATTCAGGATTACAAAGCAGATAGCAACATTGATCTCAGACCGTCAACGTATGGTAAAGACTGCATCGAGCGCGCTTACGGCCGTACGAGATGCTCTGCGCACTACGGTCGACGCAGATAAAATCAACTCTTCTACAATAAGCAAGCTGGCCTTTCCAAATCTGTATGGACAAGAGGGTGTCCCAGAAATACTGGAGCACATGATTGAGGACGAGTCGTACGACGATTATGGCCCCGGTTCTGGTGGGCGGTATGTTGTACGAGATGGTCAGCTACTATCTTTCAATTACAGCGAAACGCCACCAGAGTTCAATTCAATACAAGTTAACGGCCTATTCAACGGCACAGACGGTTTCTTCAAGATGGGAGAAGGGCCAGAGGGCCAAGAGTTGGGTAACGGTGGCAACGCACAAACGACTGCATATGCGGTCGACTATGATATGTGGCGCATGTACGGCTATCGAGGTGGTAACACCATCAAGATACCGTCCCTGTCTGATCCTGAGACTCAGCTGGCGCCGTATGCAGTTACGTTGCTTAATCGGGCTAGGGGTCAAATCATTACCGGTAGCGCATCGATAGTAGGCAATGAATATATGCAAGCCGGTGAAGTTATTTACCTAGAACCAACCAACATGCTTTGGTACGTTGAAAGCGTAAGCCACTCTCTTACGTTCGGAACAGCATTCACCACTACGCTTAAACTGACCCACGGACACAATCCTGGCGAATATATTCCGACAGCTTTTGACATTGTTGGTAAGATTCTGTATAAGAATCGAGATGTTTCAAACAATGTAGTTATTCGTGAAGAGAATGCTTACAATGAGAAGCCAATCGGCGCCCTTGCTTTCAGCCAAACGTCCTTTGTTAAGGACGAGCCGATCGATGCAATTAAGAAGGATGCATACGGCAACGTTAACATTAACACATTGGTAAACTTGCAATACGCACTTGTTGGAATATTGAATTCCTCGAATGAATCGGCCGAGCAACCTCTCATCGAGATAAGATTTTATCATTATTCCAAAGGGGCCAGTAGTGTTAAGGGTGTCAATACGAACATTAAGCAATACGCAAGCTTTATAAGCAGTTTGATAACTGGAGGAGCAAGTAAGACCGCTATAGTTCAATTGTTTGGAGATAATACTCCCCCTGTGTTTCCTAAGACGTCTGTTAAGTTGGTGACTGTGGATTTATCGGATGATGACGTATCTCAAAGCCCATCTGGAAAGGCATGGAGTTTTGCGCGCAGTTTGGCTGCTGAAAAAGGCTCGGCCGCTGAAGGTAAGGCGCTTCAGGAAAGACTTGTAGATGGCGTCATTGATATATGGCTAACGTTCGAGAGCAATAAATGAATGGCCCACACGTAGTTCCTAGAATCATTAACAAACCCGCTGGGTTTGCTACGCGTGGAACTATACAAGATATCGTATCTGCTAACGTAGTACGTGTATCGTTAGATACAACAGGAACACAAGTAGAGGCGCTTTATTACCCAGGCTATTTCGGAGCTGGCGGTCATTTCATTGGCGGAAAACCACAACGAGGAACGCCTGTAGTTATTACACAGGGCGAATCTGGGCAATATTTCGTAATGGCACTCATTACCATTACGAGTAACATGCCAGCTATTGATGGCAATTCACTGATCATTCAAAGCGATGAAGATAACATCATCGAACTGAATCCAGATAAATGGATCAGTATCGGCGACAGACTAAATCAATTACGAATAGACTCAAGCAGAAACCTTATCTCCAACAATTTCGGCTCACAGCTTACCGTTTCTGATGGAGCCGTAACGGTAGAAGGCATTGTTCTTAGGGATTTGTTTCCTGGTCCTGCTGATAATTTTACACGTCGTGAGCTTCATAACTTCAACGACAGTCTTAAAGAGATATGTTTAGACCCATCTTCGCTGGCTAGCAGAACGACCAATGGAAAGACAACCAGAAACCCTCAGTTCGTGGAGAAGAGAGAAATTGTCTACGAGTTTGCTCACGGTTCGCGATATACGAATGATGCCAAGGAAGCGCAGCTTGTTAGCAAAGGCGGAGTCCCCAATGAAGCCCGTACATATGAGCGTCGTGAGGCTAGAACAGATACACTTAGCCTTAGTCAGGTAGCACCTAACTATTTGATGGAGACGGTTAAGGGAACCGTTATCGATATCTACGGAAACATATTAGATCTTAATAGAAACGTATTGCCTGCTGGTAAAGAGAAACAGCTTTCGTTTATCAAAAATGAAAGCAAAGAGGATGCATTCATTCGTCTTCGTGAGATTGAGCGTAAGAGCATCGCCTTTCATTTTGAGGTAAACTCTCGTAAAGGTCATGCGCCAGATCTAAGTGGCTTGCAACCTAAGAAACCAACGGTATCGCCACTACCTGATCCCGATTCAAATGAATCTTGGGCACGTATGCGTAGCCGATTCTTTTTCGATATCGATAAAGAAGGACAATTCAAGCTTAACGTTCCGGCCTCTTCTGAGAAGGGCAATATTGCTTTGCTTACTCGTACAGAAAATGCATCGACATTGGATGCCGCTGCTGATGACGGAGATCCTGCTAATTTTTCGCTAGATAAGCAAAGCACCGAGAACAGAGATCAGCGTCGTGACATTTATCTTGATAGCGTAGCATTTAATGGCGGATCAATAACGATATCAGATCCAGATAACGATGCCGGATTTGCTGCACCAATGGATCGCCTATCTAAAAAACCAATCAAGCATGGCACCATGTATCATGACATTACAGAGGTACTGTCAGCTCATCGCAGCAAGGTCTTATACGAATACGATCCTCCTGCCACGTTAATATCAACGATAAAATCGCCTGATAACTATGTAACGAAAGAGATAAAAGTGTCAGGCAGAGACGCCAATGCAGGTGGTCGAAGTGGCAGTTTTAATTTTGACGGAATGTTAGAATGGAACATCGGAGCCAATACGGTAGATAAGCAATCGCTATGGCTCGATACCCAGGGCAGCATTCTAGGAATGATCGGGCGCGATAACAACAATGTAAGCGTAGGATTAAGCTGTACTGGAGATATTCTTATCGAGGTCGGTGGAATCGATACTGGTATGAGTCCTCTAGGACCTCTTACGAGCGACATTAGCGATAACAGGTTTACCAAAAACGGTAAAAACTTCGCTCACCGTGCCGGAGCAATCGATATACGCGTTTATAACGCGGCAGGAGAATTTCACGTTGTACGAGTTGATGAATTCGGCGTAACTGTTCTTACGCCTGGAAACATGTCACTCGTAGCTGGCAAGAACCTTCTTCTAAAAGGCAACCAAGTTTGCATCGATTCTGAGGAAATCATCCTATATTCTAACGATGAAGGCGCCGCTCGTGTCGTTGCTCGTAGTAGCGGCTCAATCCTGTGATATATTGCTAACGAATGCCTTGTAAGCCTACCGATTATAGTATCCCGCCTGGGAATTTTGATGAGCCATCCATTCCTGGATTTGGTTCGCCAATAGATAGTGGATTAGAAATACCCGGAATGCCCGTTGTTCTGGATGGTATTCCAGCGGATATTGCAGAACTTATTGAAAGCTTAAAGCTGTTGCTTCCAGGCGGCCCGGTAAAGCCTAATCTAAATCCAAATATAGATGAGAAGATACTTGACGCTATTCTTAAGCTTCTAGATTATCTCACGCCGTTCTTGGCTATCTATAAGATGATTTTGCCCATCCTTAATATGATCATTTGTATCATAGAGGTACTCTGCGCATTAAAGAATCCATTTAAACTTATCAAAGCTCTTCGTAAATTGTTTAGAACGTGCATACCTGATTTCCTTGCACTGTTCCCTTATTTTGCGTTCATATTAATGATCATATCATTGATATTGTTAATACTTGCTCTTATCCAATACATCATAGCAGAGATTATAAGAATCATTAACCAGATTCTAAAGAACATCAAATTGCTGGCCCGTATAGCTAAACGTAAAGATGCTAATGGCATTCTTACAGCAGCTCGAAAGGTTGGCGCACTTCTATGTTATTTGAAAAATCTATTTGCTGTGCTTCAAATCGTTGCGCTTATAATTCAAATCATTAAAGACATCCTAAGCTTGTCTTTCCGCATACCTCCTTGTGATGACGCTGACGGTGATGACGACGGTTGCTGTACTGAAGAAGTATGTCCTGCATTCATCAAACAAGCCGATTTCACAAGATCGACTGGAACGCTACAGTATCTTCGTGAGATCGGGCAAGACGCCTCAGGCATTACTGGTCTTCCAGCTGCGTTCGGCCCTATCTTCGCATCTCTCGGGGCCATAAGACAGGAGAGCTGGCAGTTCTATGATGTCGAGCTAGCTAACACATTTGCGTTCTACAACATCACATCAGCTGTCGATGTTGATCCTGAATTGGGATTCACCTTCTTCCCTGTTGGAAAGACATACGAAGGTACATCTAACGTGCGTAAGGTTCCGTATACGGTAGACCTTCGTGTATTCTACTATCCAGCTGCATTCGGTTTGACCGATCCACTTGGTTCTAGATACATAAGAATCAAAGATTGTATTGTAAAGAAGACGCCTATCATAAGCCCTCTTGATTGGCAAAATCAACCTCTTACAACACCTGTATCGCAAGCAGACCTTCTTGTTACTAAAGTAGTAGATAACGGTTCATTAGATTTGCTAGGAGGCCTTGTATACGAAGATGATGGTTCGACCGCTGTAATGGTAGGAGCCGCTCAAGGAACGCTAACGACGTTCGTACATCTAGCCGGACAAATTTCAAACACCCTGATTGAAAATCCAATTTTCTTTAGCAATGTAGAGTACACATTCAAAATCAATCATAGTGTTCTTGTTGGGGAGGACATCATTACGCTTGGTTGTGTTCCTGAGGTAGCGTTCGATCGTACGTTTGTTAACACTAATGCAGGCGCAGGATTACGCGAAGGTGCCGCTGCTTTGGCCGCGCTGCCAATCCCAGATCCGGCAGCAACACAAGAGTGTCTTGCCGTGTCTCTTGCTAAGTTTGGAGCGAGCGTAACGGCTGAATCCGCAGCTACTTTTCAGGCTGAAACGACCACCTGTTTGAATGCTTTTGGAGATCAGCTTTCAGCTATCATTGACGACCTTGTTGATTTGGGATTCGTAGCAGATAAAAGTACATTCTCGCTTACGCCAACTGTTCAGTTTACAACGCTACCAATAGTAGTAACGGCAACGTTGAATGATAAGAATGGCCACAACCTTTGTCCTACGTTACCAGCGGCTTCCGCACAAGAGATTGCAGATAAGCTTGTTGCAGAGCTTACCTTTGGAGCTATTTCGAAATTCACATATGATGGCGCGGCCAATTTCACGGCCGAGATTAATAGTGAAGAAGAAGGTTCTGGCGAAATCAGTTTGATGTACAACAATACATTTTTCAGCACGCTAAGTATTCCGGCAGACTTGACCGTTACGCCAACCACCGGAATTCAAACTCTTACATTTGAATTCGTCAAGACCCCAGTTGGATCTTCTGCTGCTGCTGGTGGTGGAATCGATTCGGATGGTAAGCCACGCCGCAATGACGGTGACGTCAGCGGAGACGGTGAGTAATCAATGGCTGGCGATAACGACGACAATGAGTTCGATTTATTTTCCGACAACGTCGTTGTGGATATTGAACAGGTATACAACAATTTCATCAGCTCTATAGATGAAGTTAGAAGTCGTTACATAACTCCAGATCAAGTTAATCTAACGATACTGAACAGCGAAACTATAAACGGAATCGTTCAGGGAGACAATAAGGTAAACTCAAATAACATCCCGCAAGAGAGTCGTTGTAATGCCTTTTACAGACGACTGGGCCTACCAATATTTTCTTCAAAAGGAATGTACAACCCAGGTTATCGTCCCGACCAGTCAAGCGATGTCGTGACTGAACGTCGTTACAGCGTTGCAAACGCTTTGCTTAGCATTAATCCGCTTCAATTGAAGTTCACCGAGCGCGAAAGATTTCCAAAGTCTCAGTTGGAAATCTTTGCAAAGCAGGATGAAGCCGCATCTAAACTGGCTTATTCTGTAAAATACATCAGACCAATTTCTACTCTTATCGAAGAAAATGACCCGTTGGCTGTAGAAGCGCAATCGTTTCCGTTCAAAAAACGAGTCAATGATCAGCATCAAACAGAAAATTTCATATACTCTGGCGCCAATATGGCACACATTTTGAAGCCATTCATGCCTGACCCTCGGACAGATTTTTTGATTTTTCCTGCTCGCAATAGGATTGCTGTTCCGTTCTTACCTATCAAGAATAGAAAATTAGTTACCAGAGGTAACGGCGTAGCTACGACATATAAGGTGCCGTTGCTTGAGGTGGTGGCCAGAGTCAGGCTGGCTGCACGTAACAAAGATTCTGATGCCCCTGATCTAGTAAAGATTGTTGATCAGATCAAAAAAGATAACGGAAATACAAAAGATAAACGATTGATCGAACTCGCTGGCGATATTACAAAGTATTATCGATCTGACGCTTTCATCTTTACCAACATTCAGAAATTCTTCAAAGTAATGGTGGATGCGCTGTTTGATGCTATTCAGGTGATTGATAGCGTTGAATCCAAGATATATTGGGCTCCGGTACCTAATCGATTAGGAATGGAAGTAGGAGTTACCTCTAGTGAATTTGTTCCACAAAATGAAGCTGGAATGGATATGGATAGAGAGATTGACCGGCTTACTGATCTACAAGCAATAGCCGAAAATGAAATAAACGTTTTGAAGGATGACCTAGGCGCTACTGATGGGTCTTCTGGTTTCAATTTCATCAATGATTTAACGTTCGGTTCAGTTATGAACAATGTACCGACAGGCATCACTGAAAGAATCAATACATTAAAAACAACTCGTGAACAGCTTTCGAATAAGGCAAATAAAGCTTTGCGTACGATAGCCGTGCTGTTGGGTGACACCAGTGGCCTTGGTCTTATAGATATGTACGCCATTTATGCTGCGCTATGGACTTTGGATAAAACATCGTTAGTAAATATGTTTGATGACGACGCCATGTTACGAATTAAAGAGATTCCTGCCCTCCAGTCTGGAGAGGTTGTATTGAGATTAGAGGGCCTTTCCCAGGACCCGCTCGTCACGGCCACCAAATTTCAGACTAAAGTCAGGGAAATGTTTAATAAAATCGATGGGCTCATAAAGGCTAAGACCAGTAACGGCTAAACTGGCATGTAGAGTAGTTCTACAAACAAAAGGGCATCGATGTCTTTCGATTTAAGACTCAAGAATGGCGATTTATCTATTAAGAATGGCGACTTAGAGACTATTACGGGTAGCGAAAAGCTAGTTCAGGATATTCTTAAAATCGCCATTACTAACGCGGGGTCAAATCCATATGCCCCGTGGTATGGCTCGATCATTTCTAAAACCCTCATTGGAGCATACCTAGAGGATCGAATTATTATAAATGCCGCCGAAAGCCAACTACAGTTAGCGCTTACTACGCTTCAGCAGTTGCAAATTAAGCAAGTGGAGTTGCGTCAGCCGATGGTGGCGACGGAGCAATTAGCAGCCATTCTCGATATATCCGTTCAAAGAAATGGTTTAGATCCAAGGCTTTTTGAAGTAAAGATTAAAGTGCTTACTAAGGCTTTCAAAAAAGTGGACACGTCTTTTACGGTAACAACGCTTTAATGCGGAGCCCTTATGGTAACAATACGCTCAGCAAATGAAATAATTCTCAGCTTGATCGATTTCCTTCGAGTCAAGCAACCGGGCCTAGACACCAAGCATGGCACTGTCTCTAGAGATTTATTTGTCGAGGCCCCAGCCAGTCAGCTATCTCTTATTTACGATGAGATTTCGAAGGTATCGGATCTACAATCCCTTCGTTTTAGCGTCGGATCAGATTTGGATAACTATGCTCAAAACTATGGTATCATACGCAAGTCAGCCGGTAAATCTACCGGTGTAGCATTACTTACGTTCGCATCCATTCCAACTAATATCGCGGTTAACAAGAACTCTTCTATTATCGGTTCGAACGGGCTCACGTTCACGGTTATGAATGGAGTTTCTGTCAACACCGCATCGATAAACTCTTATCGTTCAGTAGCTACTCGCTATCGTAGCGACCTAGACTTCTTAGGAATCACAGATCAATACGCAGTAGAGGTTGCCGTAATAGCATCGACTGCTGGCGTTATTGGCAACATCTCTAAATTCGGACTTACTCGAACCAGTATTGCTGGCGTGTCGAACGTCACGAACGTATTCCCATTCTCAGGCGGTTCTAATCAGGAAGACGACGACGCCTTCCGTAACCGTGTGCTTGCAGTCTTCAGCGGTTCAAATGTGGGCACAGCCCTTGGCTACAAAAACGGCGTCCTGGCTGACTCTTCAGTTATCGACGCGTTAGTTATCGAGCCGGGCGACCCACTCATGACTCGCGACGGTACTCAGGTCATACAGAACCCTGATCGTTCGTTCTCGGTCATTTCAGAGGGCAATGGGGGCAAAGTTGACGTCATCATCCTTGGCTCACGCGTATCTGAATTTATCGATACCTTTATTTATCGAGATGCTTCCAATCACAACGACCCAACCGATGTAAAGAACAACTTTACATTAGGTCAGATCGCTGGTGATGAAAATAAAACGGTTAGCCGTAAACGTTTAGACAATTTGAAAGCGAAGGTACTGCCAGCTCAACCGGTACAGGAAATCATAGAGGTTACCGGCTCGCTTAGTGGAAGCAATTTCATACCAAAGAGCGTTGACGCTCTAGGCCGCGTAACCGGAAACTACGAACTGTTAAAAGACACCGGGGTATACGCAGGCTCTCCTTGGGGATTCGATACCTTCCGATGGGTCAATGATCGTATCTCTCAATTCCCAGAGGATAAGATCAAGGGACGCTACAACGGCCAAGATAACTCGGCTTTCACAGACGTAATAGATATTTCTGTAAACGAGCAAAATCTTTCTATTCAAAATGAGAACAGCAATATCGCAAGCAAGCTTACTTCGGCTGGCGTTGTTGATGAAGACGCTGCTGGTAATCCAATTCTGGATCCGTCTACGATTCAATTGAATCATGTTCCGGCAACTAACGTTACTCGTATTTTCAATCTATCCACAGGAGAACGTTACACTGTTACGAATCAGAATCCAGATGGTACCGGAACTGTAAACCTGACAGGGCGTATATCAATTACTGGAAACACGCTACCTTCGCCTAGTGATGTACTTCAAGTAGACTACACATGGATAATCGATTACGATCCGTTCGTAGATTATGACGGACGTTTTCTGGATAACAACCCACGTACTGTACAAGACAGTATCGATTGGGGATATTCCAATGCTATTCGTAATGAAACGATTACGTTTACAAAAAACGTAGCGTCTACATATTATGACGGAACCGTCATACATCCAATCTCGTCTGTTATCAAGTGCAAAGTATTCGAAGAAGCAGAGAGCGCTGTAACGAATGCAACCGGCGTCTACGTTGGTCGTCTCGCCGTAGTGGTTGAAGACCTACTGGCTCCGCCAACCACAATCGACAGCATCAAGATTAAGAATACCAGCAAAGAAATATACGATACAGCCGAGGCTGATGGAGTATTTGTAAGCGTCAAAGTAATTGCTGGAATACTACTTCGTTATACTTGCACAATCATATTACCAACCGATACAACTGCCGTTGAAGGAGAATCGGTATCTGTCATATTCGACCAAGACGACGTTTACACAATTTCTGGCACTTCTGGTAACTTTACGTCTAATCAAATAACGATTCAGGTTGGAAATGTAAGCGGAGCGCCAACAAGCTTCACAAGCCGAGTAGATTACATCGCCAACGTTCAAAATTTCTTCTCTGTAAATCTTACCGATATCCCTATGGTTCGTAGCGGTAACGGATATGCAAGAAGTTCATTGGTAAATACCAAGCTAAACAATCCGGCGTTTACTCTGCGTAAGGAATTCGCAACGGTAGCAACCACGTCTGTTAAGCTTCCTATTTCGAGCCAAGAGTTTGTTGTCACAGCCAGCTCTGTCGTAAACGTCATTAGACTATCTGATGGGGTGCCACTTTGGGACGGATACGGAACCGTAACGATCGATGTCGACAATCAATACCTATTGAATCTGAGTACCGGCACACCAGTTACTGGCGATAATGTAATCATCTTTTATTTTTCAGACGATATTGTTCGTACTCAACCGATGACGTTCAAGCCTACCGTAGTAGACAGTGAAATAAGTACAACTGTATTGGATGTCCATGGTGATTTTTCTCTGACTGGATTGACCATTCCTGAAAACATCAGCGTGAATAACATAGCGGTTTTCAAAATTGCTGACGGTCTAGAGCTGTCAGACGACAGCATGGTTGTCAGCGCCACTGATGGAACGATAGAGTTCTCAAGCGATCTTGAAGATCTACTTTCTGGAGGCGAAAAAGTATTTGTAATCTACTATAAGACAGAGAGCCTTCGTCAGTCGTTTACCAGAATTGCAGCAACGCTTACAGATCAATCTGCGAATGAAGGCATCATCACAGTAGCGGGGACATCCGTCTCTAAGGCGTCATCGATTGTGTTTACGGCTATTAATACTGGATTTGTTCAGAACGTTTCTGAAGCAATTCGAAAGTCAAGCGGACTTCTATCAACGGATACCCTGCCTACCGGCCTACAGCTTATACGAGTTGTAAAGCTGGAAAAAGTATCGGTTACAGATGGAGAAGTAGTATCAGTTGACGCAACATACGATGTATCGCGCACGCGCCTTAAGAATGCAGAATTCTTTTCAAGCGAAATGATTGAAGACTTGAGTCTTACCGATTTGGATTTTACAATGCCTTCGACGGTAGATAATATCGCAGAAGAACCAAACATTGGTGATCAACTACGCATTACGTTTTATTATGCAACGCCATCTGACACAGAGGATATGATATTCTCACGTAACGGTACCGTTTACGGCAATAAGTTTTTCTCAGTAATCGATAAGATTTATGTTTCCAGTGGGTTTAATACGGTGTCTTCTGGAAGAATAGCTTTTGCGGCAACAAATCAACCTATAACTGGTTCACGTTATAAAACTTTTTACGATTACCTAGCTCCAAAACCTAACGAACGCATAATCATCAGATATAATTACAATAAACTGATATCTGACGCAACGTTAACGCTTGAGCCAACCAGACCAATAAGCGCTGACGTTCTTCTTAAAGAGGCAACCCAACTTAAGGTTAACTTCTCTCTTGCAATAGTTGTTAAATCTGAATTTACAGCATCAACAAATGTCGTTCTACAGAACGTTAAGGACAGAGTTACAGCGGCGATAAATACGAATATACTTGGAGATACGATCGACTCATCTGACCTTGCAGCTGTAGCCCAGGGTGTTACCGGAGTAGACCGCGTTCGTGTTCTGGCATTCAACCTAGATCAAGAACTAGGACAGGTACTAAGTATCATTGCACAAAAGAATGAGTATTTTGTTGCAAACACGATCGAGATTACACCTGAAGGTAGATAATGGCGAATTTGAGAATTGTTTCCGTCAAGGCGAGATCTAGCACTGAAATAGTTGCTACATTTACGGATGACCTCGTCCTTGACCTAGCAATTGATAACGTTACTATTACATCTGAAGGTCAGAATGTTCCGGCGCCAGTTGTTCTTTCCGTAAAGGTTGTAGACAATGTGTTCACGTTGTTTACTCAGCCGCTTACGCCATTAGCAGCGTACACGATCGAATTCGTTTCTTCGGATTTAGTTAGATTCAAAAATCTAAACTCAACAAGCTTCCTCATCGAGGACGGAAGAATCAATAGCTATCTTCTTCTGGGGCCAGAAGACTCTTCCAATAAGGTGCTGACAAATCTAAAGCAGTTCCTTCACGACAACGTTTATGATTTGGAAGACGGAACGCTCGTCAACGATACTGTAAAACTTTTCTCTGCGTATATTGCAAAGTCTCTTTACGATGTTCGCCAACTAAAGAACGAAAACTATCTTTCAAAATCAATCGTTGATGAAGCAAAGGTACGCGGGCCAGGAGCATTTGATCGGCTTCGCGAAGAGGGCGTTTACGAGGTTCTTCGCGTTGCAAAAAATACAACAGGTTATTCTGCATCGACTTCGATCGAAGTTAGCAGCTTTCCGTCTTATCTTGTAAGCTTGCGTCAAATAACAGAAGCTGACGAAAGATTACTCATATCATCTTCCGATACGGTTGGGTATTTCAACATAAACTCCCTTACGTTAAACGTAGCAAATAATAACGCAATCGAACTGGACAAAGTTGTATTCTTCTATACATCACTGTTGTCAAACGGCTTATCGTACTTTGAGTACGACATCACTCAGTATGGATACCAAATCAAGGACGAGCGTTACGACCTGGATTATGGATTCAAATATCTCACGCTTGAAGACAATCAGATGCGCCTTAGCGAGAAGGTACTGGCCGATCCTGTATTCTCACTCAACAATCTCTCAAGCGTGCTAATCACTTACAAGTACAAAAATCTTGGACGAATAGTGAGTCCTAACAGCGTTACCGTAACCAAGAGTGTGGATGTTCCCAGAGAGGTCATCGCTCCTCTTAACAACATTTTCAACCTAAAACATTTTCCTATCATCGACAGCACTGGTGAACTTGCAACGAGCGGCGGCGTAGAGTTCCAAGATCCAAATTCAAGTCCGGCTCTATCCGGAACGCACGAGGCTTTCGCCACAGAATTACCATTCTCTTTCGAGGCATTGCCAACACGAATCGGAGAGTACTCGATCGATTACGAGTCCGGCACAGTATACGTTTTCGGAGACTCATCAGCGAACGATGGTACCGGAGCCTATCCGGCTCTGGCAACGTACACGTACGAACACTCTTTCCAACCCCTAATCGATTACGTTTACGATTCGGATGAAGGAGATATCGTCGCGCTTCCTAATCGTGAGTTGATCGATAATTCTGCAACGATCAGTTTCGACTACCAAGATGTAATGGTACCGGGAATCGATTACAAGGCCGATATCCACAAAGAAGTTCTTACCGAACGTATCGGTAACGGAATCATTCCAAGCCTTAACGCGCTAAGGGTTCAAAATTCTCCCGTCACAAACGTTTTCCGAATCTACAACGAAACACAGGGTCAGGTATACACTCCAACCAGGTGGTCAGACGATAAGGTTTATTTTACGTTCACTACAGAGCCTAATATCGAAACGCTTAATGGAGAGCGCGTTACATTTGAATCAGTTTTGAATGAGCTTCTTTTCGTTGGCCAAGAGCTTACTAGCACCAGTTCAGTGCGCGTTTTCCAGATAGAACTTGAGAGCAGTAACATCATAAGCGGTACAGAGGACTGTATCGGTACATCGTTTAACACCAGCGCCATATTGTCCAATGCCAACATTTTTGGCACTGAACTGTATTTTGAAGATACCGTATCGGTACAAGCCAACATTGACCGAATGGTTGTTGGAGATTATCAAATAGATTATGTTGATGGCGTTATTTACGTCGCTGTATCTTCTACACAAGACTACGATATCGGAACAGTGTCGTATAAACGTTCGTATATCTCTCTAGAGAATCCGCACATCGTTACGCCAATCGACATCTATTTTAGACGTAATCTTCTTCAGCCGAAAGATAAGACATTTGCTTTCATTTCGTATGCCGATGGATATGTTATCCCTGCTGCATTTGAATTGGCCAATGAACGCTATTTGGGTGGCGACCCGACTTCGCCATATTTTATAATTTCCGGAGCTGTCGGAGCATACATCGACGCTGTCTTTACGCCAGGTGTAACCAACAACATCAAAGCGGTTCGCTCGTTGTTTGAGTACACAGATCTTATTAACAACCCAGCACCAGTTAACTTCTTTGACGCGACAACGATCGACGACAAGTCTCTCGATGTAGCTGATAAAGTTGTTACCAGTCTACAGATTGTAGAGCAAGACGGTCCTGATTTCTTTGTCAATGCCGGAGTCGATCTAACTTATCTATCGCCGAACATATCAATTTCTTTCGAAGTCGTTCGTGTCACAGACTCTGCTTCACTTTGGAGCGGGTCAGGAATTTACACATTAGGCGAGCCATTACGGCTACAACTACCAGGAGTAAACTCTCCAGTTAATGGAGATAATGTTACCGTTACCGTTACATTCAGCATAGCTTCTAGTTCTAGAGTCGTGGTCGATTATGATCGCGGCGAGTACTACATTGATTATACTTACCTGGCTGACGAGATAATCGTCAGTTATGAATATGGCGACAATCAAATTGATTTTCGCGAGTCTTCCGCATTATCTGAAGGAGATGAATATTTTGTTACGTATCGTGTAGGCGCGTTACGTGATGCGCTTTTGAAAAACTTCGCTTCTCTTATCGATATCCCTCTACTTACAGTATTTGACGAAAACTTTGAACGCGAACGTTACCGTGAAGCAATTCTGGCAGCGCTCTCCTCATTCGTCGAAGGCCCTACGATCGCATCGATGACGAGAATCGTAAGTACGATAACGCATATTGATCCAGAAATTTCAGAGAGCATCTTTGAGAACTGGTCATTGGGAAACAGCTATCTTTATCCACAGGGCATCAAGGCGTTGGGTATGCCAACGACTTCGAAGGGTAAGTTTGGCAACGGACTACTTATCAAGGACTCGGGCCAAGCGGTTACGATGCCGCTTTCATCAAACCTGCGACTTGAGGAAGGAACATTCTCATCTTGGTTGTCACCACGCTGGAACGGTTTAGATAATGATTCGACTCTAACTTTCATAATTAGAGAGAGCGGTAGTTTCATTTCAAATCAAAAGATTTTCCTCGGAGCTGGAGAATACCACCCTATTTATGAAGTAGACTCCTCTGGCAACTCTTATTTTACAGTTTCCAAAAAGGATACCCACTCCCCACTGGGAAGGCCAAATAAACATAAAGATGGTGTATACGTGTACCTTGAAAGAGATGGGTACGGAACAGACGGATACGCTACCGGCACAGGATCTTTTTATCGTTGGTATCTTGATATTGTAGATACTACAGGAACGTCTTCTTACAGAGTCAATGTCACATCAGACGGAGAGTTTTTCGATGCTCGATTGCTCTACGCAACTGATGGATATGACTCAATCTCTAGCGGTCTAAGTAGAATTGCATTTTCCACAACCCAAACACAGCAAGGAATAACATTCCTTTCTGATTACAACCACTACGTTCTAGACTTCGGAGAATCAAACAAGAACCGCGTATCTATATTTAAGGATGCGGCCGGGTATTTCAATCTACGAGTCATAGATAAAAACAAGCAACAATATCGAATAAGCGCAGATGTTAGCGATTGGAAAGCAAACCAAACGCATCATGTAGCCGCTTCTTGGATATTAAATAGTAAAGGAGAACAAGATGAATTACATCTCTTTATTGACGGGTTTGAAGTTCCAAATATTGTTCGATACGGACAAGGTTTCCCACTCTTCTACGGACAAAAATTCCGAACAATCAATCCAGAAGAAATCGTTTCCCTCATCACCAGACCGATCGTCGCGGGTATCGACCTCGTAACAACAGCAGGTGACACAACCGTCACGGCTGTCATGAACTTCGGCGCAGCCGGAGTCCTAGCAGGTGACACCATCTTCATTGATGAATCTGGATTTGATGAAAATGGCTATACTGTTTCGAGTGTATCGGGCAATGATTTAGTGTTAGCAACTGCAATGCCACTCAGCATTACTGAAGGCAATTTCAGCGTAAATAAAACTGAACTACCAGTATCGACACGCGTCGACATTTTTCCAAACACAGCCGTGTATCTGATACATCCGATCTACACAGCAGCTGACGGAAACGTCGTAGCAACTTCAAACGTATTGACCTCTGCATCGACAGATTTTGATGTACTTGGTGTTGCTGTAGGAAACCTTGTTAGAATCGAGACGTCACCAGAGCTTCATTTCGTCGTAACTGCTGTATCTGGCTCGTCCGTAACTCTAAACCAGGCACCAACTGCAACGGGACCAGGTCTGACATTCTACGTTTACAATGACGAAGAAACAGAAATCCCAGGTACACGCGCACTACTTCCTTACTATGAAATAGATAAGGATAATAACAACAACAACAATATTATCATTTTACGTAACGGCGCAGAAGTTGGAGATCTGGTTCGTATCAAAACGTTCGGCTCAAATTTCAAATCTACCAACCAGACTTACTACGCTTGGGGCTCTGCTTCGAACGTCATGCACACTCGGCTTCCCGCACCGGTAAGCCTAGATGAAATAAGAATAAGAAAAGTCATTCTACCAACCGTTGCGCTTGGCCAAAACCCAGCCACCGATGGTTATTCTGCATTCGACGGAACGCTTCTTACATACACTAAAACTACAGATATTTCTCAACCAGTTCTAAGCGATTGGGGGCGTACGCTGGAAGTAAATATCAGCGGTGTAAATATAGATTTTTCAACATCACCAACAATATCGTTCATCGGAACGGACGGATACGGCGCCGTTAGCGAAACACTGACTTTCACGGCTGTAGGCAAACAATACACTACACAAAGATATCAAACAATTACGTCGATTATTGCGGTAGTTCAGCCGATAGATTCGGCCAAGACCGGAATGACCATTGGAATCAAAGAGAAAGAGATCATTACTGAGTCGGAAGATTCTGATCAGGTAGCAACGATTCAATTCAGCTATCAGGTCAAGTGGGGGTCAACCCTGACCGGCAACGGATTTACCATTACCGATGTAAACGGACATTTCTCGTCTATCGACGTAGGAAACTACGTTCACGTATTTTCTGGGCCAGGCGCTGGTTATTATAAGATTGACTCTGTAAGCTCTGATCACTTATCAGTTACGATAGCGACAGCAGTTCCGACGTTCACCGACACAATCTACGAAGTGCTTAACACAACGACAAGCCGAAGCGGTTTGCAAAACGGAGTGTTCTATTTTGAGAACCTAAATGTACCTGGCGAAGTGTACAATCTTACCAGCGGTCTTTACGAGATCGTTTACGCAACATATCTTTCAGCTAAATTTGATCCAATCAAGGGTAGCGTTTATCTCGGCTCCGACATCGATCTAATCAATCAGGCAAATAGCGTTATCGATGAAGTTCATATCGAATCACAAATGCTTACTGATACGCGTACTGGAGAAGTTGCCGATACGGTCACCGGATCGATCACTAGCGAGTATAACGCTCTTAGACGCATCAGCCCAAAGACGACGTCGCTAGTTCTGTTGCACCTTGAAGATGGCGACGTAGAAAATTCGGCTGATTTCTACGTCTCGGCACAGCACGCCTATCTGCAATCAGGCAAGAGCGTTAATACCAATTTCGACAAGAGTGTCATCATAAAAGATCGTGGCATCAAACTTGATAACCTTGGTCTATTGAATACCCGCAAAGAGGGTAGCATCGAGTTCTGGGCATCTCCATTGCTAGACACAGCAAACGATCCTAAGTATCGATTCTACTTCGACGCGTCAGGTAATGTATCAGAAACGGTAACTAGCACTAATCGTTCAATGCTATCAGTATCTGGAAACGTATCGCAGGTCGTATCGGTGCGATTGGCAAATGGTGACCTTGGCAAGAACTATTTCGGAGTCGGAACGATCGATACTGATCGCAAAACGCTAAATTTACAATACGCACTTCCTTACCAGAACACGCCCGTCATCGTAAGCTATATTCCTACTGGCCTTAACGGAGACCGCGTATCAATTTACAAGGATCCTTACGGATACTTGACATTTAACATGCGTGCCAATGGAACTGATTACCAGATTCGATGCCCAATCTTCTGGACTAAAGATTCTTGGCACCGTGTTAAAGTTACTTATAAGATAAACGGCGGTCGTCGACTTGACGAAATTCGTTTGTTCGTCGACGGATTTGAACGAGGGAACGTTTTATTTGGTTCTGGACTTCTTTTCGGACAAAACCTTGTATTCGGCTCCTCTTTCGTTGGAGAGGGAAATATTATAACGACCATCAGGTTTGTTGATATGATTAACGAATTGCACATCGGTTCTGATTATAATGGTAACTATTTGGCTAATTGTTTAATAGATAACCTTCGCATCAGCGACGTGTCTAGACCGGCATATACGGCATTTGGAGAGCCAATCGACGTAGCTTACAATGCCAACACAGAAACCGCTTACCCGGTCACTGAGGACCTTTATACCACATATTTACTAGACTTTGATTCATTGCGAACACTCAATACTGATTTCGCCCTCCTTAAAAACAAAAACTCGGGCATATTTGATTTTTCCATCAATGTAATAGATTCATTTGGTATATTACAATCTGTTAAGGTAAAAGAGGTTCTAGAAACTTTGATAAGAACACTTAAACCGGCCAACAGCAGGGTAACAATAGAGTATGAATAAAATGTGCAGTGTATGTAAAAGGACTGATCGCATTTTTAGTGATGATCGTGCTTCATGCGAAATTTGCCTTGAAAAAAGCCGCACGCATTACGCTCTAAATAAAGAAAAATATAATGCACGTAATGCGAAGTATCGTGAATCTAATAAAGATATAATTAAAATCAATAACAAAAGGTACCGCCAAAGTAATGATTATAATTCAAAATACCAAAGAGACAATAAAAAAATTTTGAATGAAAAAAAGAAAGTGTATGTGCGTAATCGTTATGCAAAAGATCCCGCGTTTAGATTGAAGACCAATCTTTACCAAAGAATAAATAAGGAATTACGTGGAGGCATCAGCACCACATTAGCGAATCTTTTGCCATATACAATGAGCGAGCTTAAGTGTCATTTGGAAACATTATTTGAACCTTGGATGACATGGCAAAATCATGGGAAATATATAAAAAGCAAATGGAATGATAATGACAAATCTACTTGGACATGGCAGGTTGACCACATTATTCCTCATTCTAAATTGAAATATAAATCAATTAATGATGAGAATTTTTCTAAATGCTGGAGCCTCTCAAATTTGAGACCGTATCCTTCTAAATCTAACATATTAGATGGTAATAAAAGAAGTGAAAGAGCCGATACATGACCCAAAGAAAACCAGTTTCTGCACTAAAAAACGTATGGTTCGATTCTCAGCAAGTCGGTGAAGAGGATCTAACCACAGAGCAGGAGCATAACGACCAAATATCTTCCTCTTTGATTAACAATCATATAGGTACAGGCGTACTCTCTGAGTCGTTAACACAACGCATATTACTTGATACAGATGTAGCTCAGCTTACAGCCGGAACGTTAGATGGTAAGCCGATAGCTCCAACGCTACAGCCAACAGATGAAGATAGCGGAGTTCAACTAGAACTTGAGTTAACAGGTTCGCTTGCCGCAGGCCGTAAACAAGTCAAGGCAGCCGTAATTGGTTTGGATTTTAATGGCGATTTGCAATATGACACCTTCTATTTCAGCAAGAATGAAAAACAAGTAACGTTTAAACACTACACTCAAATTTTGTCTGTACTGTTCAACGATATGTTAGGCGATGAGGGCCGCTCATTCAATCTTGGTGGTCGTATTGTTGTGCGTGAAGTGTCACCATTTTATCTATCACGTGACACGATCATGTTGGCACAAGATGTAGAGCCAAACCTATTTTTCAGAGATTTCTTTCTAGATAGCGGTTATGCCACGCTCGCATCCATGCTTCAGGCTGCCGCATCTGGCTACAACATCGACACGCTTGGCGTATCGACAAGCTATAAGCAACTTCGCAAGCTATTAGTTAACGACGTAACGACCCAGCTTGGGCAAAAGTTCAAGGCAGAGACGACCAACATTCAAAAGGTATCTCTTCTCCTTGGCGTAGAAAACACCGTTACCCCTTCAGATTTGACATGGAGCGGAGACCTTGTCGTAAGTATCTATGCTCTTCAATCTTCTGTGTCGTCTCCGTCAGAGATCACGCCAGAATTGGCTATCGACTTTTCACCATCCAACCTACCGCTTGCACAGGTTAGCTTCAACTATTCAACGCTTGAAAGCAATGGAGTCATTCTTGACGGGTACTTGCAACCAGTTGATTTCGTTTTTAGTAATACTCCGGTTGCGAGCGGAAGCCTTACGGTAGGTAATTTCTATGCCGTAACGGTTAAACGTTCTGGTTCGGCAAACAAGTGCAATCTTTTAATGCCAGTAGGTAACGACCGCGTTGATGATTCACGCGTAACTATATTCAACGGAACAACGTGGGTTGACATTCAAGAAGAAGATTTATGGTTTCAGGTTTGGACCGATTCGGCAAAGGTATCTGATGGCCAAGCTTATGATGCTGGCCAAGGCGTTTTCTTACCAAGAACCGCTCCAGATGAGACGACCGGCGCCACTGTCGACAACTACTTGCGCAATCTTTCGTTCTCTACCAGCCTGCCATTCTATGGCGTGCTTGAAGCTTCCACTGAATTCAGTGCAGAGGTTCAAGATCAGCGAACAGGTAACCCTGTCGATTCAAGACAACAGTTAGTTCCAAATGTAAGCATTGTAAATGCTACCGGATTGACTCAGCTGCAATCGGCCGGAGATCCGCTCGTTCTAGGCTCGATACAAGATAGAAATATCAAGTCCATCGACGCCGGGACAAGCTTGGTAACGTCAAGTTTCTATCATTTCGGCATGTTCAAGAACAAAGCTATAATAAAGCTTAACGAATCGAACGACGATCCGGATAACAATATTCATTTGCTAACAGCTCTGTTGAACGGCGATCTCGTCGAAGCAAAGTTTATCCCTAATTCGGCGCTGCCCAATACATTTTATCGTATCGCCAGCGCTGAAGTACGAACCATGATTTATGGTGACGTTAATGGGGATGGGCTTGTAGACGACACGGATGCATCGCTAGCTGCTGATCTATTAGATCAAGATCTAGTGTTATCACCAACACTTGCAGACTATCAGAGTAGTACAAATTATTTCACTACAGCAACGCCCGTCACTTACGATATCGTTCAGGGCGTAACGGTCGTGGCATCTGGTACTGGTAAAGTAACGGTCGACCCTGTCGATGGCCGTGTGGCAACGTTCCTGGACCTTACAACCAATTTCTCTTTGATTCCTAATTATTTGACTTGTCAAATTGTTTTAAGTGGATCATCCGATGAGAATAACGGTACATTTGATATAATCGCTCTCGTAAACACCGATACATTACAGATTCGTAAGTTTTTCAGAGATACAGATAAGATTTTTGAAATTCTTAGATCAGATATTAACGGAGACGGTTATGTTGGTAGTAATGACATAACCTACATCGGAAACTATGTACTGGGTGTTCAGCCGATCCCAGCAGTGACGAGTCCCGCCAATCGTGTCGGAACTACATTCCGCACGCTTCTTCTGACCCTTGAAGACTTCATTGATCGTAACGATAATTATCCAAACAATCTATCTAATCGTGCAGATGTAATTCATCCTGATCCAGACATTTCTGATTTGGACAATACATTTTTGGCTCACGACTTCTCAGTGGATATACCGTTTTCAATTACTAAGCGTTTGACATGGCGTTCAGATTTGGTAGCTACATCACCAAATGTAAAGCTGGTCACGGCCGTATTCTCTGAAGACGAAGACGTCGAGACATTCGCTGCTGCTCGCGAAGGTACGACATCTGTTACGTATCCAGCCACCACAGAGGTTGATCCGGGCCGTAATGATTTCTTCGTTCCTGGTAATCTTGTTGTCGCTCGTGAACTGGTATCGCCAAACGGTTCGCTTTACAAGGTAGACTATGAAGTCGGAACCATTATCCTAAACGTACCAACAGTTGATTTTGATGACGAAAAAGTAGTGAATATGTTCACCGATTTCGTAGCAGATTACAATGGTAACGGAACAACTCGTTTGGGTTACACGGCAATGCGTTTCGCAGATAATTCATTCATTACAAATCCTGAAGGTCTTCTTCTGAATCAGGCGCGCTTCGCCGTATCGATTCAATCGTTCTACCCAGAACTAGAAGGTTTATCTACGGATGGCTATGAAGGCGTTCTAGTAGACGACAAGATGGGTGTACATATCGATCCGTCTACCGGAGTTTTACGACTCAACTTCAGCCATCTAAAAGAAACAGATACCAAATTGACCCTTTCGACAAAGGTACAGATAACTGTTCACCTTAAAAAAGCTGGGTTCAATAACAATTTCATTACCGTAGACTCTTCCAAGATGAGAAATATTCTTGGTTTGTGATTTGACGAGTGAGTAAGTTTAGCTAGTCATATTTACATATGATGAATTTTTGGAAGAACATCAGAGAGTGGTACAGGGTAACCATCAAGGTTCCAAGTCCTAAGGATCTTGGTCATTCCAGTTACAATGCGCTTCAAAGCAGAAGGTTTCAGTCTTTTCTCTCACCCGACGCTTACACGTGGGAAGATTGGGAGAAGGAAGTGAAAATTCGCTATCCTTTCCGATACTTCATATCAGAAACGATTCCAGACTGCTGGCACTGGTTCAAAATAAAATTCATTAGCCCGATTGATCGCGTAATATATTTTATTAAAGCCCATACGCTTAAATCGCACATTTTTCATATCGTCGATTTAAGAAAAAATAAAAGCCCCTCTTACAAATACAAATGGGGTTATCTTGATGCATGTGAGCAAATTCTTTTAGCTAACTTTGTGATTCTACAAAGGTTTGTAGAAGAGGGCTCACCCCATAATCTTTTGGACACCTACACGCTCGCTCAGATTGACGCTGGAGGAATGCGGCCTCAGCACGATGCCTATGTAGAGACAATGGAGCTTTACAACTGGTGGATAACTGGACGTAAAGAGGAACACGATATCGTCGACGCTCTTTTCGATGCGAGCCGGGATAAAACGGATGAAAAGGTTTATCGTGCTGCATCTGCAATATGGCTCCAGGCGGACCAGGCATCTTCCGCTAAGGATGATGAAATGCTCATTAGACTAATGAAAATAAGACGCGGCCTTTGGGACTAAATGAAAATAAAATGGCAAGGATATCTGGGCACTAATCATTCATGGGCTATAGTGGCTCAAAACATTTCTCGCAATCTGATTGCTGCGGGACATGACGTTGATTTAATATCGACGAATGGTACGCAATACTTTCCCGACGACCTAAAACCTTTTCTAAAAGACAAACCTGAAGCCGAATACGATCTACAGCTAAGCTATACGACGCTAAAGAATTTCGTTGAACACCTCAGATACGGAAAGAAGAATCGTTTTGGAATTTGGAACTATGAAACAACAGTTCTTCCAAATGGTTTTGCAAAGGGTCACGTTTACTGTGACCGTATGTTGCCATCGTCTGAGTTTTCTAAGCGCATATTTGCTAACAATGGAATTCCAGAATCTAAAATGACGGTTGTGCCTCATGGTATCGATCCGTCTGATGCTGCGGCCCCTCCTCTTAGTCTTAAGACAAAGAAGACTGTAAAGATTTGCGCGAATATTGCGCAACCACACATTAGAAAAAATTTTATCGGATTGCTGCGGGCATTCGGCCTTGCTTTCACTAAGAAAGATGATGTCTGTCTTGTACTAAAAATCGTTGAGTCGGTAGGAGCCCAGAAGTGGGAGCACTCTTTTAGAGACATCTACTCTCAGTTCGAGAGTGAGTTTCGTGACCACGCTGAAGTAGAAATTGTTCGTGGATTCATTCCAAACATATATTCACTTTATAATGCATGTGACATCACGTGGACCATGTCGTTTGCGGAGTGTTTTTGGATGCCAGGCCTAGAAGCAATGGCTTGTAAAAACATAATCGTTTCGCCTCGTTATGGCGGCCAACTAGATTTTTTAAACGATACCAACTCTGTTTTGATCGAAGGTAAAGAAGAGATGGCTCCTCCTCGTATGCAATACTGGACTCAATCTCCATACGCAAAGATATTCAGAGCTGATGTTGATGATGCTGTCGATAAGATTCGGCATGCCGTTACAAATGTTGTTGAGTTAAAATCTCAATTCAATGCTATAAACAGTCAAATAATTCCACAATACACTTGGAATGCAGTTGTCGATAAGATTCTTGCACTAGCCATATGATTATATGTCTGAACCTTCAGCTAAAGTTTTATCCATAGTCGTACCGGTATTTAATAAGTACAATTTTACTAGCGCATGCTTAAACGATCTGTTCAGGCTTCCTGACAGCCACGAGATTGTAGTTGTGGATAACGGAAGTTCTGACGGTACGAATGCGTTGGCACAAATTAAACGCAGTAATTTCAAGTACATACGCAATGATGTAAACGAAGGCTTTGCTAAAGCGTGCAATCGTGGATTTGCCGAGTCTATCGGCGACGCAGTTATGTTTTTGAACAACGACATCCGTGTTCAAAAGGATCATGAAACCTGGACCAAGCCTATTCTAGATTTTTTAAATGTCTTTGCCTGTGACAAAGATTATATGGTCGGTCCCACAGTCGGAATCTTGAATGAACAATTGAATTTCGTTCAGGAGACAGATCGATTTGAAGGCAATCATTGGTACATGGGTGGTTGGAATTTGACCGCTACCCGAGACTCTTATGAGAAGCTTATTCTGCCTGGCGATATGGGGCCGTTCTCAACCGAGTTCGGTCTAGCTTACTTTGAAGATACCGATATGACGTTTCGGGCACGTGCTCAGGGTTTCAATTTCGAAATCATGAAGGTACCGGTTACTCATTTCGGTAAGGTTACGAGTACATCAATCGGGCTATCTGGGCTGTACAGTCCTGCCCAACAGATATTCAAAAAGAAGTGGCTGGGCAAATGAAATATAATGTAACGCTTACGTATAATATAGATCGCCGCGAACAGGCTGTTACGATTCAAGTTGAAGCTAAAGACGACAGAGATCTTATGCTCAAGATGACTGATGGATTTGACCGCTTATTCAACCCCACTAAGAAACGGCTACAATAATGACTCTAAGTACCAAAATTCTAATATGGCTCGGCGCCATCCTGGTGGCTGCTGCTCTCATTTTCATCATCGTGAAGCAAGTAGAGAATGGCAAGCGACAAACAGCTATCGAATCTGAAATCACGCTTCAGAAGCAGTTGGCTGACAATATCCTTAGGGCTCAGAAAGAGTGGGCTACCAAGAAGGACATTGAAGACTTTGCCAAAAGCAATGGTGTTGATTTGAAGGTTGTGCAGAACGATTTGGATAAACTCAATGCCAAGGTTGACGGAATCAATGTCGTTGTGGCTAAGAGTGCAGAGCAAAAATTCACTAATATATCTTCAACCGGCACAATCCCAGGCAACCCAGGAACTGGCCCGACAGTCGATTGCAATGGAGCCCAGTTGCCTTGTCCCGATCCATATGGCTACCAACACAATACCCAGCAGTTGAAGCTTGATGAGAAGTTCTCTAATGTGAATGTACCGGTGGGCCAGGTAGGATTCAGCTCATGGAAAGATAAACCATGGGATGTGACCGTTTACCCTCGTACGTATACGACGACCACTGTTCTTGGTAAAGACGAGAACGGAAAAGAATATGCTTACAACAAAATGCAAATTGAATCGAATGGTGAAAAGTTCGAAGTTAAACTAGACAATAGTCGTTTTCTTCAAGAATATCCGACTCCATCATTTTCATTTTGGAACCCTAGACTTTACCTTGGTATATCAGGTGGCATGAATGCTCAGCAACTCAATGCCGATGCGGTACCCTCTTTAAGCCTTGCTTTTATGTCATATGGACAATTCAAAGCTCAACCGGCTTGGACATTCTTGGGGCTCGGCGCCGGATACGCTATGAACAATCAAAAGATTAATTTCTTGGTAACGCCAGTTAGTTATAATGTCGGGCAGCACATTCCGTTAACACGTAATATTTACGTTGGGCCATCAATTGCATTCGACACTCTTGGTGGCGTTTATTTTCTTGGAACACTTAACGTAGGGTTATAGAATGCTTCACATACTCACTTTGACATGGAACGGTATCCATCTTCTTCGACCGCTCAAGGCCTCGCTGATGCCAGCTTTGGAGAGTTTGGATTGGCGCTGGCACGTCAAGGACAACGGTTCCGAAGATAGAACAATAGATGAGATGTCTGCCTGGAATGAGCCAGGCATCATTCCGTATGCCTACCCAAACAACAGGCAATCATTCGCTGAGGGGATGAACTATCTTTTTGATAAGTCACAGGCCGCACCAGACGATCACATTCTGCTACTAAACAACGACGTTGAAATACAGGACACCGACTCGATAAAGAATATGATTGCAGCCATGACCGATGACGTTGGAATGGTCGGAGCACGATTGGTCTTTACCGGTACCAATAAGATTCAACATGCTGGAGTTATTTTTCATCAGAACAACCAGCTGCCGATTCATTTCCGAGCCGGACAGGAAAGCGACGCCGTTGCTGAACAGAATCGTTACTTCCAGGCCGTAACCGGCGCTGTAGTAATGACTAAAGCTAAGTATTACAAAAACATTTGTACGACCAATAAGTCTGGCATCGGCGGACTCGATGAAAAGTACATTTGGATGTACGAAGATATTGATGCTTGTTTGGCAATCGGCGCCATGGGAAAGAAGATAGTTTATTGTGGAAAGACAAACATATCTCACCGCGAAAGTGCAACTCTAAAAGAGAATCCGGTTAACAAGCTTTTCTTTCAACCTAACATTCAACGGTTCAGAACTAAGTGGCACGGCAAGTATGCCGTTGACGATCAGACCTACAATACTCAGCGTGATTATGGACTCATTAAATGAAACAAAAAGTATTAGTCACAGGAAGTATCGGATTCATCTTTTCGAACTTCATTCGGAAGTCCCTGTATGAAAAGCATCCGTATACATTTGCCAGCGTAGATAAGATCGTTCGCAAACAGTACATGAACTCTGTGTACGCAAACAAGAATCATCAATTCTACATCGGAGATATTACAGATAAGCATTTCATGGATTGCGTGTTTCAGTTGGAACAACCAGACATTGTCGTTCACGGTGCAGCCGAGACGTTCGTTGATGATTCTATTACAGATCCATACAAGTTCATTACTTCTAATGTTGTTGGAACACAAGTTATCGTAGACGCTTGTCGTAAACATGAAGTTAAGCGTTTGCTTTACGTATCCACTGATGAAGTTTATGGGCAGCTGAAATCGGAAACGGATGCTTCATGGACAGAGGAGTCTCCGATGAACCCTCGTAATCCGTACTCAGCCTCTAAAGCTTCTGGGGAATTAATTGTAAAAGCGGCTTCCGAAACATTCGGAATGAATTACAATATTACTAGGTCATCAAACAACTATGGCCCTAGACAAACGCCTGAAAAGCTGATTCCTAAGGTTATCAAAAGCATTTTGGAAGATCAACCAATTCCTGTTTATGGGGCTGGGCAACAGGTGCGTGACTGGACTCATGTGTTTGACAACTGTGCAGGTATATTGAAGGTGTTGGAGTGTGGCGGAAACAACGAGACGTACAACATCTCAGCCAATCAAGAATTCACCAATTTGGAAGTTATTTACGAGATCTGCAAAGTAATGGGTAAGGGTACTGACTTGATCAAGTTTGTACCAGATCGATTGGGTCACGATTTCAGATATTCTATCGATTCATCAAAACTTAAAAACCTCGGTTGGGCACCTGGAATTAAGTTCAAAAACGGTATTGTACAAGCTGTCGAATGGTACTTAGATAACAAGTATTTTCTCAGTCTTTGATATATAATTATCATTCTCCAAAAAGAATACCCCTCCCTAAAGGGAGGGGATGAATTTTTGTTCAGAAAAATATAATGCGTTATATAGAGTAGCAATGAGAAGATCCTATACTTGGGGCAACTTTGTTGCCCTCTTAACCTACAAGGCTGAAAGTGCTGGTAGGATCTTGATCAAGGTGAATCCAAAGAACACGTCGAAGACGTGTTCTTGTTGCGGGAATATTAATAAACTCTTAACCTTACGGGATAGAGTTTACGATTGCGATGCCTGCGGCAACGCCATCGATAGAGATATTAATGCGGCAATAAATGTTAGAAGGCTCGGTACGAGCCTTGCGATATCCGGAGAAATAAATTCGCCGGATACTTTCAGAAGCCTCGCCCTTTAGGGCGAGGTAGTTCACTACTCCAAAGGAAGATATTATGGGAGCAAAATCAGTCACAACAGAGAATCAGAGTGAGGAAATAGTGGACGACGTATCTAATCAAAATATAGATCAAGCAAAGCTCGCAGAATTAAAAGCCAAGTTGGCAAAACCGAAGGATGAGATGGCAGCAAAGATCGTAGAAAAGAAAATTCGCAGTATCAATTTAGGTGTCATTGGAACAGGCCAGGCAGGCTCTCGTTTAGCAGAGGCCTTTTACAAGGTTGGCTACGACGCTGTAGTCATCAATACAGCAACGCAAGACCTTAAGTTTATTGATGTCCCAGAAAACAACAAGCTTCATTTGGAGTTTGGTCTTGGCGGAGCGGCAAAGGAACTGGAGATCGGTAAGGCGGCAGCTGAACAGCATCGAGATGCCATTGTTCAGTTAGTTGAAACGAAACTTCCTGACTCTCAGATTAATTTGCTTTGTTTGTCGCTCGGAGGCGGCTCTGGAGCAGGCTCATGTGAAACGTTGGTAGACATCCTTAGCAGCACGGGAAAGCCTTTGTGTGTCATTACGGTGCTTCCAATGGCTACCGAGGACTCTCAGACAAAGAATAACGCTTTGACCACGCTTTCCAAGTTGGCTAAACTGGTTCAGTCTAAGAAAATCAATAATCTTATTGTTGTTGATAACGCTAAGATCGAAGCAATCTATAGTGACGTCGGTCAGCTTGATTTCTTCAAAACAGCTAACCAGGCTATTGTTGGGCCGATTGATATTTTCAATACGCTATCATCTATGGACTCTGATGTTAAGCCGTTGGATCCGATGGAATGGGGCAAGCTATTCACTGACGGTGAAGGGCTTTCGGTATACGGCGAAATGACCGTCACCGATTACGAGGACGCTACGGCCATGGCAAGTGCCGTTGTAAATAACCTCAATGGTAACCTTTTGGCTGCCGGGTTCGATTTGAAACAATCACGTTATGTAGGGCTAATGTTTGTGGCGCCTAAACGCGTCTGGGACAAGATTCCAAACGTAAGCGTCAACTATGCCCTTGAACTGGTAAACGAGCAGTGCGGGGCTCCTAAGGGCGTTTTCAAGGGCATCTATGTAGTTGAAGGCCCAGACGATGCTGTAAAGATATACTCAATGTTTTCTGGGCTTGGATTGCCCGAGTCTAGAGTGCAGCAACTAAAGGTTGAGGCCAAAGCAAATCTAGAAGCTGTAAAGGCCAAGGACGTACAGCGCAATCTTAACCTGAATCTGGATACTGGTGTAAACGAGACCGTATCGGAAGCGCAAAAGATCAAAGAGAAGATTGCTGCGAAGCATTCGGCTTTTGGTAAGTTGATGGGCGGAGTTGTCGATAAGCGTAAGGGGTAATATGTTGAGTATTATCGTTGACGGAGTGTAAGAGGGTAGCCTCAAGATTAAGAGCCGCAGCGTAATAGAAGTGAACGAATTTGCCGCGTTAGGCCTCAAAACTTAACGCGGCATTTTTCGTTCGTTATATATAAAATAAGAGGTAAAATGCTTGGAAGACTAGGTATTTGGATTGACAGGTTAGATAAATGCGGAACGTGGGAAAGTGTTGTTAAGCAAGCTTGTAAAAGCGGTATTAGTTGGATTGCGATTAAGGCCGGTGACGCCTACCGAAACAATCAATTGCAAAGCGATACCTTTGTCAAACAACTTGATTACGCTCACAAGTCGGGACTTGAGGTACTTACGTGGCATAAGTCTCGTCCGCAGACATGGACTGCTGAAGTTCATTTGATTCAAAGTCTATTTAAGGATGGAACTAATGGGCACATCGTTGTTCCAAGCGTTGCTTGGCAAGGGCAAAGTATGGAAGCCGCCCGGTTCGTTGAGGCGATAAAGAAAAAGGTTGTGGATGGTTTTGTTGGTTTTTCTGTCGATGCCGCGCATGCCAATTCATATCCGTTAGATCAGTTTCTAACAGATCTGGATGGATTCTACCCAGTGCTTCGTGGAGATCTAAAAACATCCATAGATATGATGACGAAAGTAACGTCAGCAATTGGTAAGAGAACTCCGGGAGCAGTCAAGCCGATGTATCCAGTTTTATCAACCCGTGGCCCAGCCGAGCTGTCACAGGCCATGAATGCGTTTGATGGAATGCCGATATCTTTGAACTCTTGGGAAGAAGTTCAAGGAGCTGATAAAAACATATTTCCATTTCTAACCAAGCTAAATGAGCAAGGCCTCATAACACTTGATGTAGCAGAAGAACCAGACACGACCGTACCAGCAGATCAACAAGATGAAATGTCAAAAGCAGAAGATACGTCAAGTGACGAGTGAGCTAAGTAATATGCTCGAAGGACAGGAATGGCTAAAATTATCAATAGAGGAAACTTTTCTCAAATAGTTGACGAAACAGATTTCCAATTCTTAACTACATTAGATAGTCACTTGTCGTTTACGGTACCGGGTGCTCAATATACTAGAGCATTCAAAGGTTTTGCAAATAAGAAGACTGGCGGATTTGATCGATGGGATGGTACGAGACGTATCATGACCGATCGTTTGGAGTTTCCATCAGGGCTTGTTCCGCGAGTAGAAGAGTTTTTCAAATCGTATAGCAAACAGATCGAGGTAGTAGATCAGCGGCCGCCAAAGACACCAAATAACAAGATGGATATCGAAGCCATTTTGAAGAGAATGGATAAGGTTCCGCATGACTATCAGGTTCAGGCTCTTGAAGAAGCTAAGAAGCATGATCGTGGAATTATCAAACTAGCAACAGGAGGCGGTAAGAGTCTTATCGCTGCGATGATTGCGGCAGAGTACGGCAAACCAACTATCGTGTATGTGATAGGAAAGGATTTGCTATATCAGTTTTACGATTTGTTCAAAGATATTTTCGGTGACAAAGCCGGTATCATTGGCGACGGTCTATGTAGAATATCGCAAATCAATGTTGTATCAATTTGGACAGTCGGACAAGCGATGGGCCTGAAGAAGAGCGATATTCTTTTAGATGGCGACGACGATTCCGAGAAGTTCAACCTAGAGAAGGGTTCTGAGATAATCAATCTTCTTGCTGATGCTAAGGTGCACATTATCGATGAGTGTCATATGGCTGCATGTGCAACAATACAGCGTCTCTACAAAAGTTTAGATAACGCAGAGTACATATACGGTCTTAGCGGTTCTCCTTGGCGCGACGACAATGCCGATCTTTTGATTGAGGCGCTGCTCGGTAAATACATAGTAAACATTCAGGCCAGTTACCTTATTCAACGAGGATTTCTAGCCAAACCAATAATTAGGTTTATGGATGTTCCAAAACTTAGAGAACAGCCTCCAAATAATTACAAATCAATTTACAAAGCGTACATAGTAGAAAACGAAGATAGAAACGAGATGGTTTTGAAGGCAGCAAAGATGCTGACCGGCCAAGGCTATCAAACATTAATTCTATTTAATAGCTTAGCTCATGGAAAGATACTTTACGATTTGATAAAGGACGAGATTCCATGCGCCATTCTTGACGGATCCGACGACAAGGAGACGAGAGAGCAGGTGAAGAAGGACCTGATGGCAGGTCGTCTAAATTGCGTTCTGGCCTCAAAGATTTTTGACATCGGTGTCGATATCCCCTCCCTGTCTGGGCTCATCGTAGCGTGCGGTGGAAAGTCTACGGTTAAGGCTATCCAAAGAATTGGCCGAGTAATTAGGCGATATCCTGGAAAGAAAATTGCTGGCATAGTGGACTTCAACGATAATTGTAAATTTTTAGACAAGCACTCCAAGATAAGGTTCAAGGTTTACAAGTCAGAAGATGGTTTTGAAGTTCACTGGCCAAGTAAAAAGAAAAAACGATGAGGACCGATCTTAAAAAACTAGCTCTTCAGGCGTTCACTAACAACAGGATTGAATCGATAGTCTTCTATGTTAGAAGGAAGCCGCCGCCAGAAGCTCATATTCTTTTACAATTGCAATATAAGAATGACAATAAGTATCGGGTCTATCTTAGATATAAGAACGGTTATGCTTACTCTCATCATTTCAACAACTCTATAGGTCTAATGCAATCCATCGGGTTCGTCACGATGCTTGACGATATGCGGGCGGAAAATGGTGCCAAAAAAAGCCTTCCGGAGATGCCGGTTCCCGAAGAGTGGAACGAAATGGAACAGATTGAATTCAATCGTCGTCAAATGCAAAAACTTTTACATCTAAGATAACATGCCACCGAAAAAGAAAGCAGAATCAAAAGTGCAAGAAAACTTCGAGCTGAGTGACGCCCCTAACAAGCGTTATGAAACGTTTTTTGCCAAGTTCAAAGAGACCGAGAAGGTTGAACCTTCAAAGTGGAAGACGGTGCATTTGGTTGCTCATTTCGTGAAGCTGTACGAAGAGAAGTTCAAGATAAAGTATTCATTCAAGTTCAATGCTCCGCCTTCACGTTGTTACGAAGTCTATCAGTTGAACCGATTGGTTGGGGCGCTTGGCAGCAAAGAACCATCTCTAATCAAAGACTACATCGATTGGATATTTACTACCAAGTTGAATTCTAATCAGTATTCGTTTAGAGTTATTGGTTTTTTGGTGAATGAGAAGTTCATACATGAATTTAAAGTAACGCAAAAACGTTCTAAGCAGATTACGCGCACGACAATTCTTCCGCCTAGCATTTTACAGATTCTGGAAGATCTAGATATCAAGAGCGTTCATACTTATGGAGATTTGGCTTTCTTGAAGCAGGCAGCCGATGGTGATGAAAATTATACAAACGCATTCGTACAACTCAATGCTGCCGGGTTTGATAGCGCTTGTCTTGAGTCTGTGAAATGAATCCGGAAGCTGGCCAATACATAAAGGTATTATTCGTCAATGGAACGAGTGCCGAAGGCACAGTTCAATCGTGGTCGGATGAAAAATCAGTATTGGTTTCAGATAACGAATCGATATGTATTATTCACAATACGTTAGTCAATGTTCTTACAGTTATTATTCATGCTAAATACCGACCCAAGCGTGTGGCTACTCAAGAGTTTGAGAAGCTAGCCGAGGAACCTAAAAAAGATAAACAGACGATTCAAGATCTTGCCGAGTTGAAGAAAGAACTCAATCGGTACGAACGAGAAGAATTCTTCGGAAAACTCCGCACTCACGAAATGACCCAGACAGGGTCAGTAGGAACTTATGCATTCCCCAACCTTTCAAAGAAGCCAAGGCCTATCAAACGTCCCTCCGAGGAAAATAACGGAAAGGGTGTTCGAACTTATCCAGGCTTGCACGAAATGTTCTCTCGTAAAGACGAAGATAACGAATAACTTATCAGATGGTATCTGCTCAGATTGTACTGTCAGAACCGTTGCGATTAGACGGTTTGCAGACGCCAACGTTCCGGTCGAGTATTGGGATCTTAGCATGGCCGATTTCGTTGGTGAACCGAAGCTGAAGGCTAAGTTTGACGAAATAATCGCTGACCTGCCCGGCACCTACCGCAAGGGTATGTCGTTGTGCTTTGCTGGCGGTCACGGTATTGGTAAAACAATGTCGGTTACGAACATTATAAAAACAGCGTCGCTCAAGGGCTACACGTGCCTCTACTCGACTCTGAGCGATATCGTGGCTGTTCTTCTAAGTCGAGATGCAGAAGATGCTTACGCGGCGCGTCGAGAGCTGATGAGTGTAGACTTCTTAGTAATTGATGAATTTGATACCCGCTTCATGCAGAGCGAGCTGGCGTCCGACCTATTTGGTCGAACATTAGAAAATGTATTTCGTACACGGTCTCAGAATAGACTTCCAACGTTTCTGTGTACCAATTCTCCTAACATCATTGAGGCGTTTACTGGACCAATCAAAATGAGCCTTGAATCGCTTATGAAAGGTTATGTGAAGAACGTGATTGTTGTTGGAGATGATTTTCGTAAAACGATTAAAAAATGACTTTGAGGCTGAATGAACTTACCTGAATTAGACTTATCCGTACTTAAAGTAGTACTAGAGAACAAGAAGTACGCCTCTGAATTCGCTTCGGGGTGTGAGGACAAAATCTTTTCACCAGACCTTTGGCGATTCGGACGCATCGTAATCGATTACCTAAAAATCTACAAAGAGATACCGACACAGCGCGTATTGACTGAGACATTTGCTAATAACAACCCAACACTTAGCAAGTACATCGATACAGTTTATGAATCGTTGTTGCCGCAAGTTTTGAATGAAAAAGAGTTCAAGCACAACCTGAAGAAGCTGAAGGATCGATACGCGGCTCAGCTACTTGTTTCTGTCAAGGACTCTATATCCGCAGAGGGTGACGTAGACATTCAGAAAACGGTCCAATCGTTACAGGCTGTATCGGAGCGCGTTCGCGGCCTTTACAAGAGCAAGATTTACGATCAAAAGACTTTGAAAGAATCGATTGGCGACTTTCGTCAGCGGTACATTGCCAAGGCTAAGGACCCTAATTTCGGCCGTGGCATTCTGACCGGTTACAACTTCATTGATTTTCAAACGAACGGCTTGCGCCCAGCCGAGCTGTTTCTCGTAGCAGGCGAGTCAGGCTCGGGTAAGTCGATGCTACTGATGAATCTTGCGATTCAGATGTGGCTTCAAAACAATAAGACGGACCAGTTTACTGATTTCAAGAAGGGATACAATGTACTATATTTCTCCCTTGAAATGCCACACGAGCAGTGTCTGAATCGCGTACTCTCTAGAGTAAGTGACGTCCCGTATCGCGGCATTCGTGACGGTAACTTGCTTGCTGAAGATACTGATAAGCTACAGAACGGTATTAAGTTTGTAAAGAACTATCCATACGAATTTGAGATTGTTGACATCCCTCGTGGAGCAACGGCAGAACAGCTAGAGCTTATATACAACGATGCTAAGCTGAAGTTCGAGCCAGATGTTATCATCGTCGATTATCTCGGCCTCATGGAATATGAGGGAGAGATGGATGACTGGCTCAAGCTTGGAAAGATTTCTGAGAAGCTTCACGAGTTTGCTCGTATGTTCAATGTGGCGGTCTTGAGCGCGGTTCAGCTGAACCGAACAGCTGGCAAATCCAAGGAACAAACCAGTGCAGATAAGATCGGACAACATCGCATTGGACGCTCGGCTCTTATCATTCAGAACGCTAATATTGCAATGCAAATTGAAAAACGCGACGATGAGGGAATGCATCCTGATATGATCTTGCACTTCATCAAGAACCGTGATGGCGAGTTGGTCAAAGGAAGGCTGTTGAAGAACTTTGCTAACTGCTCGCTAATTAACGATTACGGCGATGGAAACCCAGAGTTGGCTAACTCTGATGACATAGAAGAACGACTTCGTAAGTTACAAGAGGATGGAACACAGTGATAGAGTTATTGGTATGGGTGCTTCGGAAACTATTCCTCGTTCGTGAGATTGTAAGTCGCAAAGATGTAGTTCATTTTCAACGGTACCGCGTTATTTCGACGCCTTGGTTTAAGATTTTTATCATTCTCCAAAAAGAATACCCCTCCCTTTAGGGAGGGGATGAATTTTTGTTCCAGAAAAATATAATGCGTTATATAGAGTAGCAATGAGAAGATCCTATAAATATAG